TGATCATGTATTAGAATTTCGGACACCATTTTATGCGACAAATTTCATTGTTTCAAGCTCTGCTGGGGTCCTATAATTAATTGCAGAGTGTCTACGTTGACGATTATAATAACATTCTATGTATTCGACAATAGAAGTTTTAGCCTTTTCTCTAGTTTCATAATTTTCATCATGCACTAATTCAACTTTAAGCGTGTGAAAAAATGACTCCATAGCAGCATTATCATAACAACACCCAGTCGCACTCATACTACAAATCAAGCCATTGACATTTAATAGCTGTTGGTAACCGTTGGAACAATACTGCACACCTCGATCAGAATGCACAATGATTCCTGTAGGAAAGCTGCGTCTAAATAGAGCCATCTTCAACGCATCTTCTACCAAATTTGATTTTAAACGTTCATTCATGGACCAACCAATAATTGATCGCGAGTATAAATCAATGAATACACAAAGATATAACCAGCCCTCCTGGGTCGGAACGTAGGTTATGTCCGTTAGCCACTTTTGGTTAGGGTGGCTCGCGTTAAAATCCTGCTCCAATACATTTTTAGCAAAAGGTTTTGCATGATTAGAATCAGTCGTTGCTTTAAAGCGGTGGCGGGCTTTAGCAATGAGATTCAAAAGCTTCATTCTTTCTGAAACTCTATGGCGTGTGCAAGGTATCCCTCTTGCTTTTAACTCTATCGTAATGCGAGTTGAACCATAACGACATTTATGTTCGTAAAATATGAGTTTAATCATATCGTCTAATGCCTGAGTTTGCCTTTGGCGTTTATTCATTGGCACGCTTAACCACTCATAGTAAATACTTTTGGGCACTTCTAAACTATCGCACAATAAACGTACTGGATAATGCATAGCATTATCCCTAATAAAAGCGCACTTTACAGCTCTTGGCTTGCAAAGTACGCCGCGGCTTTTTTTAGTATGTCACGCTCCGTTGCGATGTGCTTCAACTCTTTTTGAAGTCGTTTATTTTCTTTTTCTAGCTCTTCATAACAATGCTTGGGAGTTTGTTTAGCTCTCAATAATGGTTTTTGTTTTTTCATAAAGTCACTAATCCATTTGTACAAAGTGTTTGCTTTGATTCCTAATTCAACTGCTATTTGGCTAATAGGTTTGTTCGCAGATTGCGCTAGTCTAACAGCCTCGCGCTTAAATTCCGATGTGTAAGTAGTGACTTTGTTCATCTTTATTCTCCAGTAAGTAATGCTTCATACTTGTCCGGAAAACTAATACAGGATCAGCACCAGATGGTACTACTCCCATGGACTTTAATCCTATAAATGTATCGGTAAGCTAATCGTCACACGATTAATAATTTAAAATTAGACAGGAGAAAAACGATGTCACAAGAAAATATTAAAAAAGAAGCAGCAGTCAACCAAGTGTTTGTAACATTTTTTGCTAATGGAGATATCATACAAAGTTATGGTGTTTCTAACATAAAAAGGATTAGCACCGGCTTCTATGAAATTCAATTTGAAAATCCTTTTGCTAACAAGTATTTCTCGTGTTCTGCCAGCGTCAGTAATACAGGTGGATTATTTGTAGCATGTACGGGTGTAAGTCCTACACAACTCAACGTTCAAGTTATTTCATCTGATGGTCACACCCCAAATGAAGCGCCATGGTTAAGCGTTATAGCGGTTGGGAATGTAAGTTGAACTCTAGGCTTTCCATGCTATAAAATGATAGTAATCAACTTGATTACAAGTTAGGTGCTCTGGTAACTTAAAAGTGCTCTATGACCCACTTTAGGAGGAATTATGCCAATACCACAAGAGCTGTTAGAGAGAATCGCTAGGAATGAATATGTAGAACCAGTCCTAAATTTGGCGCAATATGCGCTTTATGAGTTTTTTGAAGAATTTGGAGAAGAATTTAAGCACTTAACAGAAGCAGAAGGTAGGGCACTAGTCGCAGCCTTAAACAGCAATAGGCATATTAAAGAGCTTTTAACGAGTGAGTGTATTGTACCAGGTTCCATGATTTATGAATTGATAGCAACTAATATTACCATTAACAGCTTAAGTATACCATGCTGTAGAGCTACAGCCCTAAGTACACTTCCTTTGAATGTAACTTTAACCAAACTATATGTTGGTCCAGGAGATATCACGCCAGAAGTCTTAGGGTATATCATGCAGAATCAAGTATTGAAAACTCTTGTAACAGTTCAATGGCGATATAGGGATATTGCAACGACTATTCCTACTTTAAGCAGACATCCCTCAATAGAAAATTTATCTTTAATACATGCAAATATTAGAGATGAAGAAGCAGTATCATTGGGTGAAAACAGGATTTTAAAAAAATTAAATCTTAATGGCAATTGGATAGGCTTGGCTGGAATTATAGGGTTGTCTAGAAGTGAAACCATTACTCATTTAAAGTTGGCCAGTAATCAGTTAACTGATGAGTGTATCCCGTATTTGCTTAGGATGCCTTCTTTAATAGAATTAGATATTAGCGATAACCGTTCGTTAAGCAGCAGTGCGGTTAGATTGCTTCAAGAATCACACATTGAAGTAATAGATGCTAGCCGTACTGCTGAAGACAGGTATTTGCTTTTTACATTTGATGGCATGCGTCAAAGGATGGTTGAGGCTGGTCCTGTATTTCAAGTTGGAAGAGCTGCTACTGAAGATGTATCAACTTGTAAGGCAGGGTTTTAATGTTTCGACCACCCACATGGCCACCCGAAGGACTAACAGTCCATGTGTTAAATAAGACAAGGCATCCACATCATCCTTTTTTGACTGAGGCGAATCCAGTTGCAGTTGGCTTTACTTCGTACATTGACGCAATAACACATTGGCCAGAGCCATGGAGGAGTGTGGCAGAAAACGCTTTAAATTTTAGAAGAGCTCAAGGAGCTGGACATGGAGGTTACGAACACAATGTCGCTGCTATTCGAGCTATGAATCCTACTACCAGAGCATCATCCACAGGAACCGCTATAAGCGTGCCCGAGCAGGCTCATAGTGAACCACTTGCGATGGAGCAGGCTTTAACACGTTTAGGAATACCACTAGGCACGCCTGTTAATCCAGTTGTTAGATTTGATAATCCTACTCCTAGAGAATTTGCCGGACAACCTAGCCTACGGTTTAACTTTGTTCCATATCAAAATTATTTTCAGCACGGGTCTGGTTTTACTGAAAGGCCTCCATGTACTCTAAAAGGTTATAATTGTCAGGCATTAGCGCCGCCTAATTTTTTTAGCTACTTAATACCTCGTGGTCCTAGTGATGCACGAGGTTTTTTAAGCCACGATATCCGGTATTCATTAGATGCACTAGATAGACTTCAACAACCTCCCTCCAGAGTTCCAGCACCACATGCGCCTCACCTTTACGAGCCTCCACATCACGGTGGTGCTCTTGTGCCTTGGTCTCCTCATGCCGGTAGTGGTGGTGGTGGCGGAGGAGGAGGTGGTGGTGGTGCAGCTGCAGCTTCTGCTCATCCAGCTCCTTTAGCTTTGCCTACTCCTCATTGGCTTCATGATAGGCCTAATGTGACTGGAGTTCTTGTTCCAGATGAATTAATGGCACAATATCAACAGTTTATTCCAGCTCCACCTGCACATCACGCGCATCCACATGCACATTCGTCTTCTTCTAGTTCTAGCAGCGCGAGTGCAGCGGCTGCTTATCCTCATCATGGCGGTGGTGGAGGTGGCGGCGGTGGTGCTGCGGCTGCAGCAGCTGCTCACATGCCTGCTTCTTTGCCTCATCGGCCTCCGACTCCACATGCTTATACAGCAGGGCATTTGGCTCCCAGTCCAGATATTGTTTTCGCCAAAGGCGGCCACATCAATCTTGGAGACGTGGTAGAGCTGCTAGGACCTTATCTTAAACATAAGGCACACGCTGTTTCAAAAAATCGTAGACAAGCGTCACATGCCAGCATTCCCCTCTGACTCATCAAATTCCTGACGAACCGTAGCAATCTCTATCCAAAGCTTAGCTGCTTCAGGATGTTTGCTCTCAATCTTTTGAATTTCGCGTTGTGCTTTAGTTTCACTCAGTTCGTCCAGACTAGAGATTTTAAGCTTATTGAACCACTGGGCCCTAACTTCATCGCTTAATTGAAGCTCACCTATTAAAAACATTAGGTGGTCCTTAGTTTCAGCTAATATAGGCTCAGCCTTAGGGAGAGGAAAATTTCCAGCATCCTTTGACTTAATGGGCGTACCAACACTAACCGACTTCTCTTCTACCAGGGGATAATCCCTGGCCTCCTCAGCAGTAATAATCCCCTTTAATCTATCCGCAAATGCATCTCTTAAAGCAAAACCTCTAGCGCGCATTTGTAGCATCCGTTCTGGATATTGGCTCCAAGGGCCTGATTTACCCCAGAGCCCCGCTTTCTTAGCCTTCTCTGGATTCCAGGTAGAAACAACGGGCGAACGACCCTTTCGTTTCACAGTGCAAGTAGCCGCCATTGTATTAACATCAAATGTTTCCTGAATATCCTCACATTCCGAAAACGATTGACACAAAGCCATTAACCCGTCTCCATATACACTGGGCTTTCCATTAATCACTGCTATACTCTGCAACGCCTGCATCGGTGAATAGCCAATTTCCATACCATATTGTATGGCGCACAAGACTTCCTCTGGTTTTCCTCTAAAGGGTGCAGGGCAAAATGATGCTTTGGCTATCATCTTGCAACACTCTATTGCAGCCTCAAGGCGTGTGAAATCCATGAAGCCTATGCTCTGATTTTTGGAAGAAGTAATTTGCGTACTCATTTTACATTACCTCCCTTGTTAGCATTTGCCATCATAAATAACCCATACATAATTTGTGCCATGGTCTCCTCAATAACAAAATGCAGAGAATGCAAAATCTGCCTTTGAACATTGATGATTTCCGACTGAGCAAATTCCTTGCTACTAAAAAAGGCATTAACTTCGCGAGTAACTAACTCGTAGACTTTATCTTCAAACTGTTGTTGGTTAAACATTACTTTTGCCCTCCAACTGCTGACGTAAGCTCTAAAAGATAGGCATCCTTGCCATAAGAAAAAGCGAGCAGATTGGAAGCTAAGGTTTGTCTTACAACACTGGTGACTACGTCTCGAACACAGCACACAGCTTCACTTAGGTCCGGAAAGAAACTGCACAAGAGTAGCTCGTATGAGTTAACCAGTTCATTTGGGTCTTGGTTGGTAGCGTAGGTGGGTTGGTCGATCGATTGGGTACGATCTGATAAGCTATAAGTAGCCATTTCTGAACCTCCAATTAGGTTTGGTTGTGGTTAGCGGTGTAAGAGGGCGGCAACCCTCAAACACCGCGCGTTTACTTTAATATTTTCATATTAGTTTAAATATTTAAATATGTCAATATTTGAATATACAAATATTTTATATTTTTTTTATCTCCTCTATAAGCCATTCAGCATAAGTTATTTTTTGCTCGAGTAGTTTTTTTTTAAGCTTGTAATGAAGTTCTGACGGAACTTTTGCGTATAACCCAATAAAATTGCTATCTTTATGAATTTCTTTACGTGCGGCTATTTTCTTCTTATGTAAGAGCTCGTGATTTTTTCTTTTAATTTTTAGCATTACAAAATTTCTCCATCAATTCGTCGATGATCCCATTTATTTCATCACAGGCTGGGTTTGGCGCGGATGAGAAAACCGAAAACCCTTTGGATGCTGTGGATGGGTAAACCACTAACTGACTTGTATAATGTTCAAATATTGGTAACCCATATTCTGATAATGCACAAGATACTTCTTTACTTAGTTTAGTGTTTTTAATAACTCTGCTAATAACAAAAGCGGCTTTAGGATTTCCTCCTGAAACCGCTTGCCTGCTCTTAACTAACTCCACCAATTCATCTGTTGCCCAAATATCATAAGGACTTGGCTGAACAGGGATTAGAACAATATTTGAAACTTTCACAGCAACAGCCGACATCCTTTCTATTGCTGGCGCTCCATCTAATATAATAATATCGTATCCAGTCTTAACAGCATCCAAATCCTTTGGCAATGTCTCTCTATCTAGACCTATAACAGGCACAATACTTCCTTCATTTTCTGAATTCCAATCTCTTGCTGTACCTTGTGCATCAGTATCCACAAGTAAAACCTTATATCCTCTAATCACAAATCCATGAGCTATATTTGTAGCTAATGTTGTCTTTCCGCTACCGCCTTTTTGGTTCAATAAAGAAATTACCGTTTGTTTTTTGTCCACCTTCTTTCCAAAATATTTTAATATCCAAATATTATAATATTCAACTATTAAAATATTATCAACAGTTAAATAGCATGATTTTCAATAAAAATTTGTTTGACATTGGCAAAAATATAAAGCACGATCTGACCATAAAATCGAAAAAGTAATAAAAATGTTTTAAATGTGAAAGGGAACCATTGCAAGTGGTCCCCTCAATTGAAGACGCTTGACTTACAGCAAGCGCAAAGAAAAGAAGAATGACAATCTTCTTCACAATATTCTCTGCGCCTAAAAAAGTCAAGCACCTTAAACCAACTTTTTTAAGGAGCAATATTATGAACGAGAACGAACAAGATAAAACCATCTCACTATTAGAAGTAGAGAAAGATAACAGAACAATCTTTAGAAAAGCCCACAATCGGGAAAACCCCTACGCTCAAATAAGCAAAAAAATACTAAGAGATAATAGGCTGTCGGCTAAGGCCATGGGGTTAATGTGTTTTTTTCTTTCCTTACCTGACGACTGGGAAATAAACATTAAGGAATTAGTTAGACATTTTTCTGACGGAGAAAAAAGCATAAGAGCAGCCATTAACGAATTAGTACTTCTTGGCTACATAGAGATGCAACAGTCTCGTGGAAAAAGAGGGCGCTTTTCATCAACCATTTTTCTTATTCACGAGGAACCCGTAACACAACTTAACCCTATGAATTCAAAAAACATTTCACCGTATGCCCAAAAACGGCATGCCGTTAATCGGCATGCCGAAAATGGCTCACTACTAAATACAGAATATACAGAAACAGAAGAATTACTAAAAAACAACAACAACGAACCAAATCCTAGACGCCCTGAAAACCAGCGTATCGTAGATGCCCCAAAAACTGGGGCTCCTAAAGAACCCGTCCCAGCTGTTGTTGTTTCTTTAATAGAAAAAGTCCATCAATGGGCAATAGCTGAGACTTTGGTAAAAACCTGGCTTAAGCAGCACAGCGCTGAGTATATCCTTGAGAAGATTGAATACACGAAAAGCCATTCAACCACTAACCCCGCTGGCTTCTTGCGTAAAGCCATAGAGCACGACTATAAGAAATACTTGGCCAATGACTCTAAACAGGAACAAAAACCGCCGGTAGAGCAAATTTGGCCGTCTTATGAGGAAAATCTGGTGTGGTACGCTGGCTCGTCGGATGAGGAGAAGCAAAGGTACTTCGATGAAACTAAGCATAAGCATGCTTACTTTGAAGAAATGCTTAAAATTGAGAAGGTAGATTTTAAGAGCGCGAAATTCTTGAAATCTACCTGGTTTAAAATGATGATGCAAATATTGGGGAGAGCAAAATGAGTAATTACAAAGATATGTTGGCCTTATGTAAAAAAAGGGGGTGAGTATGGGTATCAGTAATCATGAATTACATAAAAAAGATTTTTATGCCTGGACTAAAGAGACGGTCCAATTATTGAAAGAAGGAAAACTTAGTGAGGTGGATGTTATGAATATTGCGGAGGAAATTGAAGATATGGGCATTAGTAATAAAAGAGCTTTAATCAGTCATTTAACAGTGCTGATAGCCCACCTTTTAAAGTGTAAGTTCCAAGCAGAAAGACGAGGAACGAGCTGGGAAAACACTATTGAAAGACAGCGGATTGATATAAAAGACCTTATGGATGAAAGCCCAAGTTTAAAAAATGAAATGGCATTAAAATTCAACTTTGCTTATAAGAAAGCTAGATTAGATGCTTCGTCGGAAATGGGAATAAAAAAAAGTATATTGCCAGAAGGATGTCCTTTTACTTTAGAACAATGTTTAGATGAAAACTTTTTTCCTGAGTAAGTCTTATTCGGAGCTGATGCCTGACGCATGACCACGATTTTACTGAGTATTATTGGTTCAAAATGATGATGCAGATATTAGGGAGAGCAAAATGACTGGAGAAATTAATCCTAGAGTAGATATAGCATTCAAAAAAATATTTGGCGTTGAAGAAAACAAAGATTTATTAATTTCTTTAATCAATGCCGTAGTAAGTGAGGAAGACCAGGTAGTTAACATTACCTTACTAAATCCATATAGCCTCAAGAATTTTAAAACAGATAAACTTTCCATTCTAGACATCAAAGCAGAAGGCGAATGCGGAAAACGATTTAACATCGAGATTCAAATTAGCGATGAAGCGGACTATGATAAGCGGGCTTTGTATTATTGGGCGAAACTCTATACGGAACAACTAAAGACGTCCGAGGATTATTCGACCTTATGTAAGGCCATTGGCATTCATATCTTAAACTTCACCTCTATTTTAGGGGTGGAGAAGTATCACAATGTATTTCATATCCGAGAACAAGAAAGTAATTTATTGTATTTTAAAGATTTAGAGCTGCATACCATTGAATTAAAGAAATTCTCGAGTGGGAAAGAAGCGCTAGATGAACTCATAGCTAAAATTAAAAGCTCTTTAGATTTATGGGTAGCGTTCTTAACAAGACATGAGTTATTAAACAAAGAGCGATTACCAGAATCATTGAATAAGCCAGTACTAAAAAAAGCACTTAACGTGCTAGAAGTAATGAACTTTGTTCCTGAAGAGCGTGAGGCTTATGAGGAACACCTAAAATGGTTGCGCATAGAAGCTAATACTCTGAAAAAATATCATGGCCTCGGTTTTGAAGAGGGAAAAGCAGAAGGCATAACAGAGGGTATTGAAAAAGGAAAAGCTGAAGGCATTGAAGAAGGAATAGACAGAGGCATTAAAATGGGTGAACAAGCAGCTGCAATAAAATTTGCCAGCACTTTGCTTGCTGAAGGAATTTCAACAGAAAAAGTGGCTAGTTTAACTGGGTTGACCGAAACAGAGGTAAAAGAACTTATGTCTAATAAACCTAGTCAATAAATAGGACTTTAAAATGCACTAAGAAATAAGCTAAAATATTTCAGAATAAAATTGACTTGCAGAAAACCTAAAAGTAGCTTTTTCGTGTTATAATGCCATTACTTTAAATCTAACTCTTTTGATGTGTGACTGTGATTTCAACAATAGTAGGTCCGAGTGTTAATGCTTTTTATTTAATTGATAACACCACAGTAGCAGGAACATGGCGTCAAATTCCTTATGGCGGAGGCTATACCGCAGTAACGAGTGTAGGTGTTGAGTTTGATTTTGATAGCACTGAGAATAATATGACGGTTGACCCTACCGAAATAACCACGAGTGGAAATTTTGTATTCTCTTTTCAGTCTGACTTAGAAGCATTGGTTAATTTTGGAACTAGTACCGGAATTGCGACCAGGACAGGCGTTGGAACTTGGTCCTTGGGAAGTTTAATGGGAACTTCTGGTCAAATATTCGTTACCAATGGAGATGCAGTTTCTGGACCTCCCACTTTTAGCCTATATCAGAATATTACAGGTTTGCAATCTATACGAGTAGGCAATTTAAGTCTGTGTAATATGTTTGGTACTGCAGCAAACACCATCTCTTCCACTAATCCCAATGGCAACATCAATCTCTCGCCTAACGGCACTGGAGCAGTTACCTCTAGTGGGAATGTGCAAATATTAGGCGGAGACTCGTTGATGTTGCAGAATACCGCGGGTAATCAAAGTATTTCTTTGAATGCAGCGGGTACAACAACTGGTTATTCAATTTAATTGCCCATTGTTCCTCCTGGTGAATCAGAAGGTGTGCAAGTTTTGATGGCCACTGTCTCTGGCACTACGGTAACGACGGGTTGGCAGTCTTCTACAGATTTAGTCACGGAGACTATTAGTGCACGTGTTATGTTTAATGGAACGAATGGAAATATAAATACCACACTGGGGGTTTCTGGTGTAATAAGGAACAATACTGGTAACTACACGATTACATTTTCGCCTGTATTTGAAAATATAAATTACAGCTGCGTTGGAGGAATCACTGGAGGTCCTGGTGTTATTAATTTTAGTCCTGTTAGCGTTGGTGTGCTTACGGTGACAACTTATGCACTAAATGGCAGCCTGATGGATTTTAATACTGTAAGTGTGTGGGTTAGCATTGATAATTGATGATACTTTAAATTTATGATGGGAGAAAAATTATGTCACAAAATTTAAACATTCAAAAAAGTGGAGCACCCACCCAAGTGTTTGTAACGTTCTTTGGTCGAGACGGAAGTATGATACAAAGTTCAGGTGTGTCTAACGTAACAAAGCTTAGTGAAGGAGAATATGAGATTCAATTTAAAAATGCTTTCTCTAATAAGTACTACGCCTGTAGTGGCGGTATAAGTAATGCCGGCTCAGGATTTTTAGCATTTGGTCTTTTAAGTCCAACTCAACTTAATGTCACCACTCTTGCAGCCGATGGGCATACCCCAACAGACATGCCGATAGTAAGTGTGATAGTGATGGGAATGTAAGTTGAACCTAGGCTTTATTTACCATAAGATAAGAACAATCAACTTGCGTACAAGTTAGATGCTCTGGTAACTTAAAAGTGTTCTACTACATTTTCACCTTACTACTAGACCAGAGGTTATGGGAGGAATAGCAAGCTGTTCCTCTCGTATTAATGTTTGCTCGTAAGGAGGAGTTATGCCAATACCACAAGAGTTGTTAGAGAGAATCGCGAGAAATGAGTATACAGAACAGGTGCTGCGTTTAGATGAACATGTTCCGTATGAATACTCTGATGAATCTCAAGAAGCTGTCAAAATAATAACCATGGCAGATGGTATGGCGTTAGTAGCGGCTTTAAATAAAAATACCCATATAAACGCACTTTTTGCTAATGACTGGTCTATACCCGATGCAGTGATTACAGAATTGCTAGGAACTAATACCACCATTGTTAGATTATCTATTACACCAACGAATTATGATGTGTCATTGAGCACGTTACCTGCCAATGCGACGTTACAAGAATTGGGGCTGCTAGATGGATTTCCAACTGTACAATTTATGGAATACATACTTGCAAGTAAAAGTTTGCGCAAGCTTTGTTTATTTCAAGTGAGAGTGGCAGATGCAGGGGCTGCTCTTTTAAGTCGTCATCCAGTTTTAGAAGAATTAAAACTTTTCTGTAGTGGTATTGGCGATGCCGGGGCAGCAGCTTTTGGTGATAACACTATATTAAAATTATTAGACCTTTCATCCAATTCCATAACAGATGTAGGTATTAGAGGTTTAGGTAGGAATAGAACCTTAACCCATTTAAAGCTTGCCCAGAATAAGCTAACAGATGCCTGTTTGCCCGATTTACTAAGCATAACATCTTTACGTGAATTAGATATATCTGGTAGTCCATTTAGTGCTGCTGGCATAGAGCGCTTGTGTGCCTCTGACATAGAAAGAATAGATGCAAGTTATACTATGGAATATAGAGCATTAACTTTTGGTTTTGATGCAGCAAGAAAAAGAGTGGCTCATTATATTTGCGCAAGTGAGCCGCCTATTGCTTCATTTAGAGATGCAACAAGAATGACATTAGGAGTCCAATAATATGTCCGTTCCTTTTCATGGGCAGGAGTTTCATGAGCAACTTGGGGGTATGTCCCCAAAAGAGCGTCTTGATTTTTTTATACAAAAAGGTTTTCCATATCCTATTGCCAGACATATGGCAGACCTTCCCCATGACGATGTTTCTTATGCCTATGGCATGCATCCACAGCATCCGCATCATGCTGTTTGGGAAGGAATTACTACTTTTAGACGAGAGAACCCTCCTCCGACGACAACATCTCCAGGACTGACCTTTGAACGTAATGTTGCTAGCACAAGTTTGCCTAACCCAAGAGGTGGATTTCATGCTCCTCGAACAGCTGTTAATATACGATTCCCAAATCAGGTATCTGCTTATTCTGGGAATCATTCTGAACCAGCATCTTTAATGCAAGCCTATCAAGCAGTGCCAGGCATGCCTCCATTACCAGCGGTGGCTCCTTCTTCCGCCACTGGACCTTTCCCTCATGGTCGTAGGGAGACAGCGGGAGATGTTGTAACGCAGACACGCGAACACATGGGGTATGGTAGAGCAGGACATGAGTTACCTGCATACCGGACTGTTGCTGCTGCTCTTCCACCTGGTGGAAGAGGTGGAATAGTAGGAACTGAAAGAATACCATGTCCAGAATGTGGTCCATTCTTGAAGCGAGAAGCTCCTGAAGCGGAAGTTTCATATTTATTATCGCCATACGAGAAGCCGGAGCATACAAGAGATGCGCTAAGTCGTGATTTTTCGAAGACCATGGAATTATTGCAGCAACACCCAGTTCCAGCGGCAAACAAACTGGCAGTACCAGTCGGAAAAAGTACCCCCTTATCACGTAGTACAAGAAATAGAGGGAATAGGGTTTGGAGGAAATCTGCTATTGCGCATGATGTCGATGATGGCGGCGGTGACCATGACATGGCAGACGCGGCTTTTCACTCACATCATGATGGTGGTGGAGGTGGCGGAGGTGGAGCACCACATGTACATGCGCCTCTAGCATTACCAGAACCAGAACCAGATGGAACATGGATTAACCGATACCGCGCTGTTCATCCACTTCCTGGAGCACCACATCTGCATCCGCATGCTGCTCCAGGATTACCACCTCCTCATCATGTTCCAGGTATACCAGGAGGGACGAGTTTTGAGGATTTACCAACTGGAGGAAGAGAAATATCATGGGTTCCACCGCTTCTACATCATGATGCACCTCACGGACCACCTCCAGAGGTGTTCTTTGGTTCATATCCCCCTGGAACTTTTTTCGCCAAAGGGGGCCACATAACTCTTGGAGATATGGTAGAGCTGTTGGGACCTTGCCTTAAACATAAGAAGCGTGTTGTTTTAAGGCATCGTAGGCGAGCTTAACACACTAGTATTTAGCAGCAGCCGACAAATTGCCATAGGCTACCAACCTATGAACATCCCTAACCCATATAAAATGGTTTTCTTGGTTTTTATGATAGGCACAAAAAGAGATGGTACATGGTCATTTGGCACCATGACAAATCGGTGTGTATTTTCCCAGAAAAAGGTTCCTCTTAATCCTAAACTAGGTGTGAAGAGATATTGCACCCCTCCTCCTAAGCGCAGAACATTTTTATGGGAGGAGAAAGTTCTTACCCAATAAACAGGACGATTAGCTATGGAAACTGTTTGTCGTATTACCTCTCCTTTTATGAAACTCATTCCTATACCCGCTGACCCAAGCAATTGAACAGGAACATCTTCTCGAAAATGATAAAAGGCTAAAATATTTACATGAGGGTAGTGTATTTTTATGGTGCTTATAAACCTTATAGGGGAAAGCATGGGAGGAATAATGACTCCTCCACATACGTCGCCAGTGGTTAAAGTAGCCCCTCGAGTTCTAGAAATAGTCGACCCATAACCGACTTCTAATCCGGCGTATTCGTTAAACTTTACACCTACGTAAGGATTGCGCTGGAAAAGGTTATGAGGCAAGAAATTATCTCCATACCCTCCCCTAAAGTTCGTTCGCCTAATCTGTGCCTCAAATCCGATATAGCGCGTAAAACTCTCATAGGCTGTAATAATTCCTGGAAAAATTAATAATAACAGGAATAACAGGTTATATAACTTCCTCATTGTTTTATTCTCCAGTAATTACGATAATTCATTATACCATAATCAAATTGATGTTTTTTCATGGGTCAGATTGCTCTATTAGAGAGTCAAATACAGAAAAGCTTTTTTGAGTGGATAGGCCACTATCCCCAATGGCGGCTTTAGAAATGGCAAAGAGGCCAGAAATTTGCAGCGACAAGGCGTCACACCCGGCATACCGGATGTATTCATTGCAATACCCTCTAAAGGGCTCCATGGGCTGTTTATAGAGTTCAAAAGGCCTAAGGGGAAAGTGACGAAGTCCCAAGAGGAAATGCACGATAAGCTGAAAGCAATAGGCTATTGCGTGCTCGTGTGCTATGGATGGGAAGAAGCTAAGAATGAGGTGATGAGTTATCTTACGTGAAAACCGAATTATCGCTCCACAAGACATTCTTCAAGCGTAAAAGGGCAAACTGACGGGAATTGAAATTCATTAACATGCATATCAGCAGCGGCTATTAATGTGGCTCCTTTATAGGCATCTTCAAATATTTCTTCTTGTTTGTGCTTTAAGCCAGGGTTTTTTCTGATGAGCTTGTTTATTCTAAATCTCTGCTCTTTAACAGTGGCTTGCCAGCTATTACTATTCCCAGTCTTTTCAGGGTAATTTCTTAACTTTAAGAGATGCGCAATCAAAGTTTCAAATCGATGCTCAAGTTCTCTTTCCTCTTGTCGCGCCATATTTTCAATTTCCTCAGCTATATGTTGAGTGTCCAGATTATTAAACTTTCCAGAACGAAGTAAATGCGCGCTTTCAAGGGCCCAACTATAAAAGTCTCTTTCATATAACGACCTATGACTATGCATTCTTCCTATCCTTTATTTTAGAGCTCACTATATTAATATCATAAATTCCTGATAATGTTTCGTGTGGAACATTTTAAGAGGCGTTCTCATTGACAAAGCCTATACGGACATTAAAAATAAAATAACGAGTCAAATCTAAGATAATGGAGAGAGAGGGATTTGAACCCTCGAATCGGTGGGTTAGCACCGACTTACAGCTTTTCAGGCTGCTGCTATCAGCCGCTCAGCCATCTCTCCACTATCCTAGATTTGATTATTCATAACTAGGAGAGATTCTTACGCCAGCCGGTGGTGTTCCTGGATTTGTCAAATAGACACCCACAAGACTTAGTTTTGCCCTGCTGTAGGTAATAGTAACTCCCTCGCCACGGTCGCCCGCACTTGCAAATACAGGCCACCATAATTCTCTTTCTCTCACTCTTATCACGCCAAACTTCACGAATAGTCAGCAATCCAAACTTCTGGCCGATGAGGTCGAGTTCGTTGATTTTTGTGGGCATTACAGCGCTCTTCCCACGTTACCATTATCACTTAAACCAAGCATTAGAAAGAAAAGCCACAATCATTGCTGCTCCTATGACTCGCATCCATATTAGGTCTTTGTCTATCTTATCCAGTTTACTATTCATTTCATTGATGGCGTTTCCAACATAGGTACCGACACCTCCCAATTGATGTGCCTGCACTTTGGCTTGTTCCTCTGGCACTCCACTAGCAACCAATTCTTCATATAAGGTCAATGTGTCTTTGTAAGCACTCATCTCAATTCTCCTCCTTTGTTTTCGCCTGATTTTTAAATTCTTGAAGTTTCTTCTCTAATTCAAATTTAGCACGTTCACGGTGCCTTTCTAGTACCTCTTCTAATTCATCTCCCTCAAGATTGATTCTTTTTGAATTGGCAGATAATAAAGCCTGCAAGTAGTATTTTTGACTCGTATACCAACTTAGGAAGATTTTTAAATCTCGTGCACAGTTTTGAGGCTTCTTTTTTAAAGTTGCCAAAATATCTTTGATTATATTTATCTTTAGCGGCTTGGCCGGTTCATTCAAAGGAAAAAAGGCTTTAGGAAACCTCCAACACAATATCGAAAGCATCCGCGCACGAATAAATTTCTTATCTATTTCCTTGGTTTTTTCCGTCATACCGCCCTCCCCACGTTACCCATCAGCACTTTAAACCAGGGTGTTCCCGTAAAGAAAGCATCCAAGACAGAGAGGTTTTGCTGTTCCAACTGGTCCTTGAACAACGGGCGCCTAAAGATGGCCTCGTCTAAAACCGCTAATTTCTCATTCTTAGCCAGCGAAGCGTACCAAGCTACATTTTCCTCGTGTGAAGGATAAACTGTCGCCACAAGCGAATTTGACGCCTTCTCACCTTCCTCTTCTGCTGGAGCTGGCGGCAGCCAATCAAAACTGATGGCTTTGTTCAAATAGGCCCCGGGCTTTTTGACCTGGTTTAAGGCAATTGCAGACTTGGTAAGCTCAATTTTCTGAAGCACGTAGGACACTCCATGCTTTTTCGCCCAGGTGTCCATCAATACTCTGGATACCGCCCAGCCTTGAGTCAGGTTCATCAAGTCATCAACCTCAAAATCAACAACAACAGAGCTGGCAGGCTCGATTTGAGGTTTTGGTGCTTGCTCGATGCCCTGGGTTTCAGGGCATCGATGGCTTGGTTGTTTGTTGTTGTTTTTTAGTAGTTCTTCTGTTTTTGTATATTCTGTATTTATTAGTGTGCCATTTTCGGCTGGCCGTTTAACGGCTGGCCGTTTTTGGGCTAACGGTGAACGGCGTACTCTTTTTTGTAAGGGCTGAGGGGTCTTTATTGGCTCTTCATACACCAACATTACGGTACGCCCAAAATATCCGTGAGGCGTTCTATCTTGGCGTTTTTCTATATAGCCAAGCGATATAAGTTCCCTAATCCCGCTTTTTATACTTTTTTCGCCGTCCGAAAAATTGCTAGATAATTCGCTAATATTTATTTCCCAGTTGTCTGGCAAACCCAGTAAATAACACATTATTCCTTTACCTTTTGCTGAAACACGACGGTCTTTAAGTAACGCTTTACTTATTTGAGCGTAAGGGTTTTCCCGATTGTGGGCTTTTCTAAAGATCGTTCTATTATCTTTTTCTGTGATTGGTAGATGGTCGATTTGTATAGCATCCATAATTCCTGTTCCTAAAAAATTTGTTTAAGGTGCTTGATTTTTTTAGGCGCAAAGAATATTCTTAAGAAGAGGGCTACTCTTCTTTTCTTTGCGCTTGGTGAGTCAAGCGTTGTCAAATGAAGGGAACCATTTCACGGTGGTCCCCTTTCAAGTCAAAGTTTAAAACAGTTCCAGAGTACTCTTGTTTTTCTAAATTTCAAGCTTTATTTTCCCGTTATTCAGATTTCAAAATTAAACTCAACTTATTGAATTATTTCATAAATAATATTGTGAGCCTATAATAAATTAAATTATTAATAAAATAATTATTGCATTAATAATTTAATAATGTTATTAATTGGTAAAAAAGGGGGCTTCTATGATAATTTCTTTTCTTAACCAGAAAGGTGGCGTTGGAAAAACTACATTATCATTAAATGTAGCGCACGCTTTAACGTTGACAAACAACAAAAAGCCTTTCAGTGTATTAGTAATAGATTCAGATCCGCAGCAAAGTTCTGTAAAATGGGCAGAAAAACGCAAGGCCGAAATTTCTTTTAGTGTAATTAGCCTTCCTATTACAACATTGCATCTTCAGGTGCCTGATCTAGCAAAAAACTACAATTTTACGATAATAGATGGAGTTCATAATTTAGGCGATATAACAATTTCTTGTATGATGGCATCAGATTTAGTTATTTTGCCTTGTACCCCTAGTCCTTATGACATTTGGGCATGTGAAGATACGGTAAAATGGCTTTCTACTGTAGAGATTACCAAGCCAAAAATTAAGAAAGCATTGGTACTTAATGCTTGTATTCCTAAAACAGTGATAAAAAAAGAGACGGAAAAGCGCCTTAAAAATTTTCCCATCCCAGTTTTAAAAACACATATTGGAAAAAGGATAATTTTTGCAGAGCTGGCATCAACTGGATTAACTGTATTTGATGTTGAATCTGATTCAAAAGCAAAAAGTGAAATAGTAAGTTTAACTAAAGAAATATTAGAGTTATGGGACTAATTTATGAGTAAGAAGCATTTAGACATGTCGAGCACTTCTCAACAAACGCCAGAGGAAATTAATGAATGGCAAGACGCTATGGTAAAAGGAAAAGTTCCGATGTCTACTTTTACATTTTATTTGCCTACTGAATTACACACTAAATTAAAAATGCTCGCCGTTCGTCGCAAGCAACCTATGAGTGAGCTTTTGGTAGATATACTACAAGAAAAACTAAAAAATATTTCGTAAATTTCATAAAAGGAGTTGACAATCAGAGTTTATTATTTTATTATTTAATCTATTAATAAATTAATTTATTAATCGCACCCTAAAGATGCAGACACATCAATAGAGTGCTAACCACAACCAAACCTACAATGGAGGTTCAGAAATGGCTACTTATAGCTTATCAAATCGTGCACCTACGTGCGACCAACCCGCCTACACTACCAACCAAGCCCCGCGTGAACTAGTTAACTCGTACGAGTTACTCTTGTACAGTTTCTTTCCGGACCTAAGCGAAGCGATATGCTGTGTTCGGAACATAGCCACAGGGGCTGTCAAGCAGGCACTCGCCTCCAAGCTAATTCCTATATCTTATGGAAAGGATGCCTACCTCTTAGAGGTGATGCGGGAGGAGGCAACCCTCTTTGACATTCTTAGGGGAGGGAGATAGTCATGAAGAAGATTTCCATACGCAAAGAGGTTTTATTGATAGGAATACACACGGTTCTGACGGAGCTTCTCGGGGGCAAGCAAAAAGATCCTGCTTATGAAGAAGAACTGTCTTTCCAACTGACCGCCATAAGGACTTGTAACGTAGATACCTTTGAGGTTTTGATTCCCACCGACGAACAGGAGGAAATCAACGATGTTTGACCAGATAGATTTTGAGCGTCGGTTTTATGAACTAATTACCAAAGAGGTGAATGCTGCATATTCAAATCTGCTGCAGAGTAGTAAAATGTCAGTACAAGCCGAAGGGTTAAAAATGCAACGGCAAATTATGGAGTCTCTGCACGCGATTACAGAAGAAGTGACGATGCAAGGATTTTTTGGATTACTAGCGCACAAGATGAAGGAGATACAATGAGTACAGAAATAATTCCGGAACACCAGAAGTGGTTCATGGATTTTAGTCGTTGGAAAGAAGCTTTAGAGTGCAGCAAAATGATAGCCAGGACTTCTTTTTGCCCTAAGGATTTTCGAGGAAAACCGGAAGATGTTTTCTGTGCGATTTTGCATGGAATTGAAATTGGCTTTTCACCGATGCAGGCCTTGCAGAGCATTGCGGTTATTAATGGGAAGCCCAGTATATATGGTGACGGTTTGATAGCATTATGTCAGTCCTTTGCGGAATGTGAAGATATTCAAGAAACATTCGATGATGAAACCATAACCGCCACGTGTGTGGTGAAACGCAAAGGCCGTTCACCAGTGGTTTCAGTCTGGAACGCCGAGAAAGCTAAGAAGGCCGGACTGTGGGGAAGAGGGGGTCCCTGGACACAATACCCTGAACGGATGCTACAAATGAGAGCTAGAGGTTTTGCTTTGCGTGACGCTTTTGCAGACAGGTTAAAGGGTATTATTACTGCCGAGGAAGCTAGAGATTACGTAGTCAAAGAACAGAGACCACTTAAAGTTGTGAGCTCTATTAAATGTAGTGATAATGCGGTAGAGGATTTTTTCCCTGTCGAGAAGGTTGAGCCTATATTGGCTGAGACTAAGGGGCACTTAATGTTTTTAATAGGTGAGCTTCAATTAAGTTCAGAGGCCAAGGAGAAGTGGTTTAACCAATTGAAGATATCGAGTCTAGAAGAACTTAGTGAGAAAAAGGCTCAACGTGAAATTCAAAAGATTGAGAGTAAGTATCCTGAAGCCGCTGAGGCGTGGTTGGCTATTGCCAGTGTTCGAGAAGAAATGCAATCAACTGAAGAGCCACTGTTTCAAAAAGAGGAATGATTATATGAGTTTAGAAAACCGAATGTCCTTAATTCGTCAGATTAAGAATGAGGCTTATAATCTGATTTTGAAAGAGTCATCATTAGAGACAATAGTCGCAAACTCGAATCGATACATTGCTTTGAAAGAAAGCTCTGATTTTGAGGTTATTTTGCGAGCGTTAAATTCAGCAGTTGAAGATTTAGATGATAGAGTCACTGTAATTAAAGAATTATTAGGAGTGTTGAATAAAAATGAATCATGAACAGGTTTTGGCTAGTTTAAAATTTGTTCGCAATACCTTTGATACCATTGGAATAGAGTGTGGAATGAAATCGCGTAAGACAATTGATATGTGGGCAGAGATTTTATCAAGTGGAGATGAGTCTGAGGCTGTTCCTTTTTCTTATTTTATTCAAAACGCAACTACTGTCCTAAGAGGTTTGTTGTACTCCATAGATAAGGTAGCTAAAGATTTTTCAAATCTTGCCGAAGTTGATTCTACCGCTAATGAGGCGCAAACTAAGCAAGAGACAGAAGCTGAGCAAGGAGATGACCTATGATACATACAAACCAGATTGATTCTTATGATGCTCTTATAAAGGCTGGTGCAGCAGAAAAGCTTGCTAGAGAAATAGTAAAAATGGTGGAAGATGGACGAACCGATGGTTTGGAAAATTTTGCTACTAAAAAAGATATTGAGAATATGGAATTGAGGCTTGAACTGAAAATTAATACGCTAGATGGAAAAATAGATAAACTGCATGAGCGATTTGAAGGTAAAATAGATAAACTGCAATGGATGATTGGTTTTATTGGAACCACTTCTATCACATTATCGATTGCAATTTTGGTTAAGCTGTTTCTCAATTAACATAGCTTTTTAGATTTCTTACCAGCCTTAACCTTAGCCTTACGTTTTTTCTTGCTCACCTTTACATTTCTGTCCTTGAGGTAATTGTAAAAGCTAGGTCTGCTGATGTTGAAGATTTTGCAGAGCTCTATGACGGTGTTTTTTCTGGCATCGTAAAGTTTTCTTAATCGCTTTACGGCAGTGGGGGCTAATAAAAAAGGGCGGCCGCCTAGCCGGCCTCGTGCGCGGGCTGCTTGTAAACCAGCCTTTGTACGCTCGCGTATCACATCTCGTTCAAATTCTGCTAATGCACTAAAGACATGAAATATCAACTTACCCCCGCTGGTGGTGGTGTCTATGGTTTCCTGTAGGCTATGGAACCCTATTTTTTTTTCTTGCAGGAATTTTACGATTGAGATGAGGTCTTTTAGAGAACGTCCTAGCCTGTCTAGCTTCCACACGACGAGTGTGTCTCCGGGCCTTAAATGCTCTATGGCTTTTTCCAACCCTGCTCTAGCGGACTTTACACCGCTAGCAGTGTCTGAGAATATTTTTTCACAGCCTGCTTGTTTTAAGGCGTATCTCTGCATAGAAAGACTTTGTTCAGGGGTAGATACTCTCGCATAGCCTATTTTCATAGCAGAACTCTTGCTAAATTAAAAGCCAGAGTGTATAATAATCGAATGATGATTAGCAAGATATTTTACATTGATTAGTATATGCTTAGTTAGACACTTTTCAATATAGTTTGAGAGGATATTTTTTGAGAAATGCGAGTGTATAACAAACACCCGTTTTTTAGACATGCTAAAAACAGGAATAGTAAGAAAACTAAACTGAGGAAAAAATAAAGATGAGACCTAAAAATGCGATAAAGAGGAAAGAACCGATGATAAGGGAAGAGATAGGGTTGGTAATAAAAGAATTTAAATTGAGAGAGTGTGTTTATAAGTTCATCGATTCATTAATTGGAACGGTGTTCTTTTTTTCTTCTCACAAATACGAAGAAGCGTTTCGGTGTGTCTTAATGGAGGAAATGATGGGAATTTTTGTTAATTTGCTCTCTAGAGAAGAAGAGCTCAGTAGAAAGATTAATCAAGAGAAAATTAATTCTAATACCGCTCATTTAAAGTTAGTAGAAGAGCAAGAAAATGAGTAAAACTTATTTAAAAGCTGTTTTTGAAAAATCTGCAACCATTTCTGATTGCGTTAAATTGGTTGAAGCGCTTCAAGAGAGTGCGTTGGTTAAAAATGTCGAGGTTTATATGGAAGTGGATGATAAGCGTTGTCTGAAAAATATTGAATGTCTTTTTCCTGAAATTTCTTACGAGTTAATAAATTAGGAGCCCATGATGAATGTCGAAGATAAATTAACTGCAATTAAAGAAAATTTAGAAGAAATCCAGAATATTTTAGAGCCTTTGTTAGAGAACGTTGAGTCTCAGTTGTTATCTCCCCCGGATAGAAAGGCATCAGATTCTATTGAGGACTCTTGTATTTTAGATACGCTGAATAATGTTTTAAGGGATGGCTCTTATCTTAGAAAAATAATAATGGAGGTTATGAAGAAATCTCAGAATACAATCAAATCGGTAAAAAAGGAAAAAGTAGAAGAGGAGTATACTTATGATTTTGAATGTTAAAGCAGCTGCTTCAATTAAAAAGTTTGTGTCTAAATATTTACTAGACATTGTGCTTTTCTCATTAGTTTTGTTTTTACTGGGTGCTATGCGCGAGTGGGAATTAGAGAAAGAGAAAAGCAGGTGTTTATCATCTCAATCTGCAAAAAGTTATCCTTAAAAAAAACAGGGGCCTTTCGACCCCCGAAGGAGATTGACTAATGAAAGGGAAGTATATCTTCCGCTCCAAAAAAGTCAATTTATAGGGCAGAGGGATTAATAAGTTAGAAAATTTCTACAAAAAGGTTAAAATCTCACAAAAACTAGTGACAATCGCTTACAAAATGAAGTGACAATAATCTATAGTCCAGATTCATAGTGATTCAGTATAATCGGGACACTCTGTTAACTCAGAATTTTGGCGTTAATTCGCACTAAGTCTTCAATTTGTCTTGTCGATGGCTGAAGCCACGCAAGATCCGCAAAAGTCTAATGTTTCTTCGCAGCAATGCTGTGAGCGAAATTTTATTGTTGAAAATATTAATTACGTTTTTTTATTTAGCATTATTAACATTAAAGGGAAATATTATGCGCGTAAAAGAACCAAAACTTAAATTAGTTCAGAAAAAAAGAGGCAAGCTGTTAACAGCCGAGTATCCGTTTTTACCCGAGAGGTTAGGTTTAAAGGAAGCTCTTATTCTTCAACAGATTCATTATTGGGTTTCAAATCCAAAGAATAAGAATGTTAGAGAGGGGAGAGTGTGGGTTTATAAAACCTATAAGCAATGGCAAACGGAATTCCCAACTTTAAGTGTCCGAACTATCAGAAGAAAGATTCGGAGATTAGAAAGTATTGGGGTTCTCATATCAAACCGCTTTAACAGGATTCTTAGTGATAGAACTAAGTGGTATGCAATTGACCATGATAAATTGAATGGATTGGAGATAGGTAAATGTGGCCAAAATGGCCAGTCCATGAGGCCAATTTGGCCAGTCCATGTGGCCAAATTGGCCACTTCTAACCATAGATTACCACCAAAGACTACTTCAGAGATTACAGGAGACTACCACTATGAATAAATCAAATCTTAATAATAAAAACCAATCAGTCAATCAGGTTAATCTAATAAACTCCGCGCGCGAGGAGTCAGATTTCAAAATGGACTTAGACTACTTGGTTAAAAAGACTGAAGGATGGGGAATAGAGGAGCCATTACTAACACGCTGGGTCCATGAATACGGGGTTAATGCTGTACTTGAAAAAATTAACAAGACTAAGTTGTATAGTCCCAAGCATCCAGGAGCTTATCTCCACAAAGTTGTTAGATCAGACTTGGAAGAAAAACATACTCCGTGCTCAAAAAACACACTTCACAACGCCCTAAATTCTTCCACAGAAAAGCTTTATCCAACGGCTGAAGAGAATGTATGCTGGTACGACAAACTCACTGAGAACGAGAAATTGAAGCTTTTGAAAGAAGCTGTTTGGAAGTTTCCTTGGTTTGAAGAACACCTAAAATGTAGTAAATTGTCTGTCTTAGATAAAGGGTTTAGTCAAAGCCTTTATTTCACCCTGATGATGGAGATTATCGACAGGGCAGATAACAATCGCAGACCAACCAAACAAAAACATCACCTAGAACGCATTTAAACGCTCATGGTGAGACGAAGACTGGTTGAGTGCTGCTTTGGGATGGATCGAGGCTTGAACGTGTCTAGAGCGCGAAATTTTAGATTTCGATAAAAGGAGACAGACAATTAAACACCTGATTGATGATATTCATACTAAGCTAGAGTACGAGTATGTTCCTGGATATGGGATAATAAAAAAGTTAGATTTCGAGCAAAATAAACTATGCGAAGTTGATTATGCCCGTATTCGACGTAACGCTCTTCGGGATGCAATAAATGACCTTGATTTAGCAGACCAGTGGGATGCTGCTTATATGCAGTACTTATGGAGACGGCAAAGGCAAGAGGTTTTTAATAATGCCATTGAACAAGCTGGATATCAGTTGACTTTAGATGAAATCAATAAATTAAATGCGCTTATTGACGAGCATTTTCAGGGTAAGCTGGGAAGCGAACAAGATGTAAGGGACTTTGAGTGGAAGTGGGAGTTGGAGTGTTATAAATGATTATGGATTATGGAAACTCAAAATGACAGACCAACAATTGAAACGTAAATTTGTACCGGAGAAATGTATGCAGTCAGACTTTTGTGAGATTGACGTAGATTTAAATGATGAACATGATGATAGTCTTTGGATTAATTATAAAAATTCAGATGCTGTAAAGAAACTGTTGAAAGAGAGAAAGTGGGATGGGTGGTCTCCCAGGGAAGAGGAATTTTTGGAAAACAATATAGCCATTCTTTTTAAGGGGTATATTGTGCCGCTTAGTACAATTAAAAGCGATATGAAAAGATTTAAAGATATTGATTTTTTACAAAGTGGAGTATGATGTGAAAGATAGGGAAATTTGTCCAAGTTGTAGTCTTACAATAGAAGAATGTGAAGGAAATGATATGTGTATTTATTTTCGCATGTTTGGAAACGACATAGAATTCGAAGACGATGATGATTCTAACGGGTATAACGACCTTGATGAAGAAGAATAAGAAGGGGATTGGGTTACACACTTTGTGAGTAAACGCGATAAGCTGCTTTTTTCTAAAGCGAAGTGAGGCTAAAATGTACGCAATAGCATTTGACTTAAAGATTGAAGAATTAAAGAAAAATTACGGGGACCCTTACAATGGCGCATACACGGAGATTTCTAAGGAATTAGAAGTTATAGGTTTTGAATGGAAACAAGGAAGCTTATATGTTACTAAGGATGACATCAATCCTATTACAATTTTGAATAAAGCTATTAATAAACTCGCTAGTATCGACTGGTTTAAAAAATCAGTAAGAGATATTAGAGCTTTTAAAGTAGAAGATTGGTCAGATATTACCGAGCTAGTTAAATCCTAATAAAATGTGAATGCATTAGCTGCACACAGGTTAAGCAATTCAAGCAATTTATAGTGTTTTATGCTAAAATAATCCTCAAGTTATTGCTTGAATGGATTAGTCTAAATGAATACAGCACATGAAGAGATATGGCGTTCTTACCCTCCTGATGGAACTTTTAAAATTAATCAGGAATTCATATTTACCCAGGATTCACTTGAATACCAAGGGTATCTTAAAAGATTAAAAAGCACCTTAGAGAAGCGGTTGCTTTTATTCAATTATTTCAAATCGTATGTTGTACATGATTGGAAACCTATCACCTTGCAGGATTTAAAAATAAAAATGGACATCAAAGATATTGCTGCTTGGTTATATGAGAATGGAAATGAAATAGATTTATTAAGGGAGCATTTTGCAAACCACGGTAACCCTTGGCAAAAAAAGAGATGTGAAGAAGTTTTTATAAATCCTTGGAAGAATGGGGGAAGGTTACATCTTTACAAAACTAAGATTTTGTGATATGTCTTTCAATTGTTAAGTTATAGGATCAACATCTAGTTAGTAGGATGATTTAAATGAATTTAGAGAAGAATGAAGTTGGGGAAATTGTTCAAAGGAATCCTGATGGAACATTAAAGCCAGGAACACGGTTAAATCCACATGGTGCAGGAGCTCCAGGAAAGAGAATATGGGACGAATTCCAAAAGACTGTAGATAATAAATTATCGGTTTTTTTGGACGCATTTGTTAATGGTTTTTCAGATAAGAAGAAAGGCCACGTTCCTACTAAGGAGCATTACCTAGAATCAGACAAAGCACTTGAAGCTTTTATTAAATTCAAGCCTAAAGATGAAGAAGCTTCCTCTGGTATTCTGAACCTTAATGACTATAAAGAGGTCCTTGAGGCTCTATTAGCTCAAAAGGAAGAGAATGAGGCGCTCAGGAAGGAGAACGAGGCTTTGAAGGCTAAACCACAATACTATGTTAATCCACAACATCAAAGTGGATTGAATGGCATACCGGTTGGAATTTCGACTGTTTCTTGTCCTGCTGCTGACGATTCTAATTGTGTTACTACTCCAATCACACCGGCCCCTGTAATTCCAAGGGATAGTTCTGCGCCAACTGTTGCAAGACCAGAGAGGCCTATAAGACCAGAACGTACTCCACGTGTACGGCCTGAGAGACCCGCGAGACCTGCTCCTATAGCTTCAAAGGTAAATCAAAAGGACCCAACTCCGCCTACTGCTGCATGAATATTGATTATGAGTTCAGGAAAGAGCAGTTAAAATACATTGAATCAATCCAAGAATGTCAGGATAGCTTTTACACATTTGTAAAGACTGCTTGGCATGTTATTGAAGGACATACTCCCTTTCTATCTAATTGGCACATTCAGGCCATATGCGAGCATTTAGAGGCTGCTATGAGGGGAGAAATCCCAAGACTTCTAATCAACATTCCTCCGCGTTGCTCTAAGACTAATATAGTATCCATACTGTTAGTAGGATGGGTATGGACGACTAGACCGTGGGTTAAGTTCTTATATGCTTCTTATGCACAGAAGATATCCTGGGAACACTCACGTCTGTGTAAGCTCTTGATAGAGTCGCCTTGGTATCAAGACCGCTGGGGGCATGTAGTTAATCTCTCCAAAGACCAAGCGACTAAAGGTCATTTCACTAATACTGCGTTTGGTCATAGGATTGCAACGAGTGCAGGGGCTGGAGGTACTGCTCTTTCTGGGGATGTTCTAATACTTGATGATATTAATGATGCCTCAGAAGGCGTTGGAGAGTCTCAAGTAACGAGAGAAAGAACCAATGATTGGCTATCAAGGGTATGGCCTACACGTCTTAATCCCGGCCCTATAAAAGCGCATGTATCTATTCAACAACGTATTGCCGAGATGGACCAGTCTGGTCTTTGGATGAGTTGTTACGGCGATGATGTTGTAAAGCTTATTTTACCTATGGAATTTGAACGTGAGAGAAGAAGCAAAACAATTGTTCTACCTTCAACCAATGGAAAAGTATGGGAAGACCCGCGAACGAATGAAGGGGAACTTCTTTGGCCTTCCTATTTAGATGCGCAGACTCTTGCAATAAGAAAAAGAGAGTTGGGGAGCTATAACTACGCTGGCCAGTATCAACAACGTCCAGCACCTGAAGAAGGGGGGATTATTCAGAGAAACTGGTTCAGAGTATGGACGAAGAAATTGCCTACTATTAAGTACATGTTACAGTCGTGGGACACTGCCCTTACTGCAAAGGAAACTTCTTCTTACTCTGCGTGTACCACGTGGGGAACCTTTGAAGACGAGAATAAGATAACTCATCTCATATTAATATCTGCTTGGAGAGATAGAGTTGTATATCCAGAGCTGCTAAAACGTGCGATACGCTTGAAACGTAACTGTAGTGATATTCATACTGAAGAACTAAAGCCTAATAAACAAATGCAACCTGATATTACTTTGGTAGAAGCTAAAGCTTCTGGCCATCCACTTATTTCAGATTTAAATTCTAAAGGAATTATTGTTCATGGCTTTAATCCTGATAAATATGGTGATAAGATGCAACGTGTCCATTTGGTGACGCCTTTTATTGAATGTGGGAGAGTATGGGTAATTAGTCAGGACGAGGGAGATATGAAACGCTTAAGGCCAGACCATGAGATGTTAATTGAGAATGCGATTTTATTTCCAAATGCTGAAGCACGAGACTTGGTGGATACAATGACTCAAACTATTCTTTATCTCAGCAAGGTTAAGGGTGTTTTAACACACGTCATGAATTTAAACTTTACTCGAGAAGACTTACCTAAAGAGCAGATGCCAGGATATGTTCCTCCGAAGCAGGAGAAAATAGGAAATATATGAAAACTAAAGAAAATAATGAACAGAGTTTATATGACAGTAAATTTGAGGAAATATTATGCGAAATTTCTCGTAAATGGGATTTTGATAATTCAAAAGATGCGTTTCATTTTATTCGTGCACTTTTTTCTTCCATTGTTCCAGATATTTTTAAGTTTAAGAAATTGCTTGAGGATGGGGAAAGTCGTGAATTTGAGCGTGGTCTTTTAGATTTAATAAAAAATAAAATTAAATATTTAAAGATAGGTCAATGTAAAAAAGTATCCTTATTAGATTTAAGAGATGAAATTATAGGTCAAGACAAGCCTCATGGGGCAATTGCTCTTATGATTGGGTTTTTTATTGAAATTAACTTTAACGACAGAGAAAGTATTGAGCTTCATCATCCAGGTTATCGTATTCCTTTTGATGTATTGGCATATATCAAGGAATACGGTGAGGTTACAATAGGTCGAGATGAGGATGGTCGTTTTTATTATCATTGTCCTAATTCCCTTTGAATTAAATAGGATAAATAATGAGGATAAATTATGAGCAATAAATTTAGCCATGATGAAAAATTAATAATAGATAAATTTGTTGAGAATTTTAAAGAAAATATGACTGCGGAAACTAAGGAGATGTTGTCTCTTATATCCAAAGTTTCTGAGAAATGGAAACGGCTAATTAAATTTAGGGTTTGGGACCCAGAGAAGAAGGTAATTATTAATGACAAGGATACAAAATTCAATCATTATGGAATAGATTTTTCCCTAGATGGAGATTGGAGGACCGGCTGTGTTAATATAGGAGGAGATTATTTTGACACAATTGGTGAATCAGATGGTGCTGTCTTAATGCAATTCACCGGTCTTCTCGACAAAAATAAAAAAGAAATATATGAGGGTGATATTCTTAAAGTTATAAGCTATAAATTGCTTAGTCCCTCCATTCTATCCAGCATGAACTTTAGCGTAATATTTGAGGATGGGGCTTTTAAAATTAAAGTTGGTCCTTCTTTGTTTTATCCATTAAATAATGAAGTAATACATAAAAATGAAATAGAAGTAATTGGCAACATCTACGAAAACCCTGAATTACTTGAGGAGTGTAAAAACAATGGTAATCTATTTTTTAATACAGAAGATATTAAAAGATGAATTGGATAAAATAAAACATGAATTAGAGGAAGATTGGGATGACGAATAGTGATTATATTTAGCATCCTTTGATGAATCTATATTTTACAAGGGAATTCTAGAGAACATATGCCGGGGTATGTAGCAGAAAAAAAGGAAAAAGTTGGAAATATATGAAAAAATGTTTGTTAGAATTCATCGTGTTTTTATTTTGTGTTGTCTTCTTGTTTGCATATATTTATCATAAGATTACAAATATAGACACAAGGTTGCCTTCTCATATAGAGAACAAAAGAACATCAAACGATGGGTTTTAGGGAAAATATCTTGTTAGTACTCATTGACGAAAGCGGATGTCCTGGATTCAAGTTGACTAAAGGTTCAACACCTTATTTCGTAATTGGAATGGTGATTTTTGAAAATTTTTTACAAGCAGAAATAACCAGTAAGACTATTCAAGAACTTAGACAATTATTAAAAATTAAACCAGAATTTAAGTTCAGTAAAACCAGGCCAGAAGTTAAAGATAAATTCTTTGATTCAATATGTCAACACGATTTTGAAATAAGAGCATTGGTTGTAGATAAATCCAGGATATATAGCTCCAAGTTAAGAAATGATACTGATGCTTTTTATAATTACTTTCTTAAATCTTTAATGCAAAATGATAGTAATATCTTGCAGAATGCTTCTATAAAAATTGATGGTAATGGTGATAAAGAATTTAAAAAGGCACTTTCTGCTTATTTACGCCAATCTATTGGACAAAATAAAATTAAAAAATTCAAATTTGTTGATTCTAGAAATGATAATCTCATTCAACTTGCAGATATGATTGTTAGTGCAATTGCAAGAAGTTATAATAAAAACCGCATAGATGGAAATCGCTGGTTAAATGTACTCAGAAAAAATGGTAAAATTAAGAACATTTGGGAATTTAAATAAAAAAACAGTCGTCTTTTGTACCCTACTCTAGAGATTTCCAGAGAAGTGCACCATCCGGCGCCGGTTCGGGTACAAAGACTAGGTACTAAAAAGTATATAAATTAAAAATTTTTTTGTCAACCATGGGTAGTTTTTTAGATAAATGGGGGGGGGGGGGGAATGATTACCATCGACCGAGATTGGTTCAAAGTATGGACCAAGCCTTTTTATCCAGTTCCTGATTCAGAGTTTGGTATTGTTACCAGTATTTATTCCCCTCATTTCTTATCAGAATCTGAACGCCCTGAAGATGATGATTACTCTACTGCTTTAACCTTTGCAGTTTTTGACAGCAGTGTTCAGGATGTTCATAAAGCGCCGACTAATGTCATTCCCAAGAAGGTTCCTTTAGGTGAGACTTATTTTGGGGGTCCTGTTTCATCAGATGCTGCAAAATCACTTGAATCAAAGAAGCATTTAATGCTGTTCTCGGTATTTCCTTTACAAAGAATCGACTCTCATACGCTTATCACGCATATAACAAACCTATGCAATGACTATCTCAATAACTCATTACTGAAGACTTATGAAGATAGAAGTCCAAATTGTATTATTATTCCTTGCATAGAAAATGAGAATAATTTAGTGGTGGATGACATTAGTCGCAAGAGCCCAGAAATGTTAATAAGACGCTTCTTCTTCAAGGATAAAGGTAGGACTCTTGAGGGAATGTTCACGCAAGCGTTGTCTATTATAAAGTCTGGCAGGGTATGGGTGTGCGCTCAGCCTGACGATAAAACACTTCTTCGAAATATGGATGAAGGATTTTTAGAAGTAATCAGTGGCTATCCCAGCAGTCAATCTCAGGCCATGGTCTGGGCTTTAGTACAGGCCATATTGTATTTAAAGAGCTATAATGTATTTAGTAATGAGCCCATGAATAGTCGGCCTTCGAGAGTTAGGATTTACGAAGCGGGGTAATCTAGCAAGCAGGACCACGCGTTAGCCATAAATTCCCATTGACAAAATGATGTAAACATGTAACACTCACCTTTGTTCGATAATCAAGCCTTAATAAGGAATACTGTGTATGCATGACACTACCAACAAACCTAGGATAAATATTACCTTGGAAAAAAGCACTGTGGGAATATTGTCTAGATTAGCTAAAAAAGGGCCTGATAAAAAATCAGTAGCTAGTGTTGCTAGAGATTTAATTTTAGAGGCTTTAGAAATGAGAGAAGACCTATATTTATCTAAGCGCTCTGAAGCAAGAGAACACGAGGGAACAGTGCCTTATGAAAAAGTCGCTTGGAAATAAACAATATGCTATTGAATTTAAAAAATCAGTTATAGAAGTTGATCTTGTTGAATTATCTAAATCTACCCATGAACTAATTCAAAGAGCTATTGAAGAACGTTTAATGGTAGATCCTATCAGTTTTGGGAAGCCTTTGCGCTACAATTTTAAAGGATATCGTAGGTTACGCGTAAGCACTTATAGAATAATTTATCGAATTGACGAAAAAAATCACAAAGTTATCATTACTGATATAAATCATCGCAAAGATGCTTACGATGAGTAATAAAATAAAGACGTTGATTATTTGGACTATCATTAGGAGTGCTTAAAATGCAGATGTATAATCCACCTCACCCTGGCGAGACCCTTTTTGAGCTTTATATCAAACCTCTTGGCTTAACTATTACGGAAACAGCAGAAGGGCTGGGGGTAACTCGCAGAACTCTCTCAGAACTTGTTAATGGACATCGGAGTATATCTACTGAGATGGCTGAAAGGTTGTCAATTGCTTTTGGTGGGGATGCTATAACCTGGCTTAACCAACAAATGATGTACGATTTATGGGTTCAAAAAAAGAAAAGAAAAAGGTTAAATGTCTCTCAGCTGTATAAAAAGGCTTCTTAAATTAAATATATCGTATATCGATATAGCATATAAATGACGAGATTAACTCTCCTCAGCCAGTAGTTTTTTAGCTTTATCTAAACTACTAATCTTATGAAATGGACAACCCACTTTCATTAAATTGCTTAATAAATATTCAAACTCATCTTCTTCTTTTCCGGGAACATACAAGACCATAAGAGTGCAATAAGGCTTAGTCTCTATTTTTTCATAGGGCTGGAATATGTTTTTATCTAGGACAATCTTGACGTTTAAGGTAAGCGTTTTTGCTATCACGAACGAGAAAGCGCCATTAGCCAGAATAGACACATTGGGATATTTCTCTATTTCCTTCCATAGAGAATTGATTAAATGAGTGGAAGGCGATTTTTTTCGAGATACCTCTTCTTCGATTAAATAGGGGTTGAGCCCTTCTGTTGTAATGGGTTCTTTCATTTGTCTCGGTTGAGAAACAGGCTCTGATTTTTTTTTAATTGGCTTAGGCTGTTGAACGACTTTTTGAGTCGGTATGTCCTTTGTTGGAATAGATTTAATGATGGGCTTCTTAGGCGCATTTTTAAGCTTTATCTTAGCGTTTTTATTAGATTGTTGAGATTTTACATATTCCTCATAAAATTTATGAAAATCTTCTGGGGGTACTGTTTTTTTAATGGCTTTGGATTTAGGCTCATTTTTCTGTTTTTTAGGAATTCTCTTAGGCGCATGAGATGCACGATCCTTTGGTCTAACAAGAGCTTTAGCCATGAGTCATTCATATTTATAACTTGATAAGTGAATATCATAACATACTGACCAATAAATAACTATATTATTTGTGTGATATGTCCTATACTGAAAGAGTAAATTACTGAGTAAGCTGCTATTAATTTATATGTCCAACGTATTTCCATTTGACCAACATCAATTTAATCAACCGCTAATCCCGGAGGATTCTCTTAACGGGGATGATGGAGATGATTATATTCAACAGGAAGGAGAACTGCCGGATGGTTCTTCTGTTTACACAATAGGCCAACCGGAGCCTCAAGAGCCTCCTCAATCAGAAGACTTCTATGAAAACTTGGCTCTCAATATTAGCGAGAGCAAGCTTAGCGTTCTAGCCTCCCAAATATTAGAGGACATTAAGGCGGACCAGGAAAGCCGAGAGGAATGGGAAAAGACAGGAGAGCTTGTCTACAAGTACATGGGCTTTAAGATAGAAGAGTTCCGTAACGTTCCTTTCTTCCAAGCCTGTGCTGCGTTTGACTCGACCCTAAGCTCTGCATTGCTCAATAGCTATGCTACGGCTAGAGCAGAACTATTTCCAGCTTCAGGTCCTGCTAGAACTGAAATATTAGGAGCTCCAAGCCCTGAAGTAGATGACGAAGGTACTCGCGTCAAGCTGTTCATGAATTACTATCTAACTACTAAAGATAGAGATTATTATCCAGACTCTGAACGTCTTTTGTTGTATGTCATATTCTATGGGTCTGCGTTCAGGAAAGTTTATCAAGACCCAATTGCTAAAGAGCCCCGTTGTCGGTTCATAAAGCCTCAAGATTTCATCATTAATCATCATACGACGAGCCTTATGGCTTCCAATCGCTTGACTGAAGTCATGTACTTGGAACGTAAGGATATTATGCTCAGACAGCAGATGGGTGACTTCATAGAGAGTGAATTACCTGCTGTTAATGATGAGGATGAAGATGAATCACGTATTCAACAAGCGATTAAGAGAACAGAAGGAATCTCAACCGACTCTACAGAGAACAAGTCTCTGTTCAAGTTCTATGAGGTTCATACCAATCTAGACCCTAAGGATATTGAAAACTTAGGAGATGGCGTTTTCATTCCAAGACCTTACATTGTTACGATTTGTGCGACCACTCGGAAAATAATGTCCCTTATCCGTAATTGGAAAGAAGACGATGAAACTTATAAGCGTAGAGAATTTTATGTTCATTATTATTATCTTCCTGGCTTTGGCATTTATAGTCTGGGATTAGCGCATTTATGCGGTTCTAATTCCATTGTACTGACCAGTATTTTACGACAGTTGATTGATGCAGGAACTTTACAGAATTTCCCAGGCGGCCTAATGATGAGAGGGCTTAGGCTTGAAGATAATGATAAAGCTATTGGTCCTACAGAATTCAGATCTATAGATACAGGCGGAAGGGCATTGCAAGACTGCGTAATGCAAATGCCGTATTCAGGACCCTCTTCTGGATTAATGCAATTAAGAGATAGTTTAAAGAATGAAAGCTCTAATTTAATTGCAGCAGCAGAGAACGCTGTTCCTGAGACTGGAATGAATATGCCAGTCGGAACGACTTTAGCATTATTGGAAGTGGCTAATAAAGTTGAATCTTCTGTATTACGCTCATTACACAATTCATTAGGATATGAATTAAAACTTCTTTTTAATTTATTTGCAGAATATTTGCCGGATAGTCCTTATCCTTTCTCTGTCCCGGGTCAAGAAACAGCCATCATGAAGAAAGACTTTAGCGATAATGTGAATATCGTTCCAGTCTCAGATCCAAATGTATTAACGACTACGCATCGTTTGATGCGTGCGCAAGCACTTTTACAACTTGCTCAAGGAAACCCTGATATTCACGACATGCGTCAAGTTTATTACCGCATGTATCAAGCCATGAATATGGATAACATTGACCAGATATTGCCAAAGCCATCGCCCCCACCGCCCCCACAAGCGTTAGATCCTATCACTGAAAACATGACGATGTTGCAAGGGACAGCAGTGACTGTGGCAATGTTCCAAGATGATGACGCGCATAATATTGCGCATAGAAATTTCTTACAAGACCCCGTTGTACAAGCCGCGATACAACAAAATTCAGGTTTATATGCAATGATTAACATGCATATTCAAGCACATGAGGCGAATAAGGCGTATAAACAATTGCATCAACAAAGAGTAGAACAACATGCACAGCATCAAATGATGATGTCTATTCAGCAAGGTATGCCTCCAGAAATGGCACAGATGCAGATGCAACAGCATTTACAAAATATTCATCCTCCGCATGTATCAGATGATGAGCAACAAAAAATTCCTCAACATCCTGAAATTCAGAATATGGTTGCTCAACAGGCAGCGCAGAAGATTATTCAAGATGCACAAGCACAGCAAGAGCAACAAAAACAACAACAAGAACAAGAACAGAGAGAAAAAGAGAAACAAGAACAGCTTTCTCAAATCCCGAATCAGATTATGTTGCAGGAAATTCAACAACAACGTGAAGCAGCAATGCTTAAAGAAAAAGAGGCAGAGCAAAAGAATCAACTAGAACTGGTTAAAGCACAAATGAAGCAAGCTTCAGACCAAGAAAAGAATCAAGTAGAAATCATGAAAGCAAATATAAAGCATGTAGGCGATATGGCAAAGATGGAAAGCCAAAGAGAAATTGCGATAGACAAGAATCTTGTTGATATCGCAATTGAAGACACAAAACACAACACTCAATTTTTGGAGTAATTAGTTATGAGTAGAGAAGATTTAGAGAAATATGTATCCGGTGGCTTTCATGGGCATGACGCTATGCGAGAGAATGCTGAGAAGATGTTTAGAGGCAATGGTGGACATGAAAAAGTTGTTCGAAAGGCTTCAGGAGGATCAATGAGATCTCCTATGAATCAACGTTCCGCGCAAGATGGTCACAGTTATTTTCAACGATTAAGCCAGGAATTTCAATCTCCGGGCAATGTTCCCCACCTGTCCATTGGTGGTGACCTTTGGAATGGAGCAAAAATGGCTGGAAAAGCCCTTTGGAATGGTGCTAAGAACTTAGCGCATGAAGGTTATGATGAGGCAAAGCATTTAGCTGGTGAAGGTTATGATGAGGCTAAAAATTTAGCCAGAAGTGCAGCCCATAAAGCAGGAAATTGGCTCTCAAATTTTGAAGAGGGTGGCCATGCAGGATATGAGGAAATGCATGAAGGAAAGGGTAGAGGAAGAGGCAGAGGGAGAACCAAGAAATTAGCAAATGGGGGAAGCGCAGGAAATTCATATAACCAACCTCATCCTAAATACGTCCCAGACAATTGGGAAGATCAAATTGCTCCAAGATTAAAACTTGCTCCAGGATTGAGTATGGATGATTATAAGCAGCGAAATCAGCGATATTTGGACGCTGTCAATCAACAAAAGCCACCAGCAAAAGATGATGCTGAAGATGGTCCATTTAAAAATGCATGGGGTTATAATCCAAATCAAACTCCAGCTCAAGCAGCTCAAAATGTAAGAAATTATCATGCGTTTTATAGTAATGCTTATAGTAATGCAGATAGCCGTGCTAATGCAGCTAAAGATGAAGCTCAACGTGCTGCAGCTCTAAGTGCTTATTATAAGCAACATAATATAGATCCTCGTGGTAGTGTAGGACGTATTTTAGGACGTTATGCTGCTGGTGGTGCCACTAATGAACAAAACTCAAATCAGAACGTCGCTCCAGGTTTTAGTCCCCCATTTCAACACTTAATGCAAAGCGTAAGGAGCGCACAAGCACGTAGTCCACAATATGCTCAACTGGTTAATCAAGAACATAAAAATGTAATGGATATTGAAAATAGATATAAACAAGAACATCCGCCACAAGAGCCTTGGTATGATAAGTTAAAAGATAACTTTGTTCGTCATACTAACGAGATAAAAAATTGGTTTGAACATCCTCATTTTGCATTAGGCGGTGGAACTGGTGGTGGCCCTGCTTCACATCCTTATGAGCCTCCTACAAACCAAGCAAATAGTTACAAAAGAGGCGGTAGACGTAAGTTAGCAGCAGGAGGGTTGCCAGGAGGAGACCCATATGAGGTAAGCCAGGATGACTATCCTGGAAGAAATGGACCTGTAAAACAATCTATTTCCCCAATGCAGTTTGCTAGGCAGTATCCTAAACAGCAGCATCTTTCACAAGGGCCCCATATTCCTGACCCAATAGGAGACACATTATTGAGAAGGCAGCAAAGGCAACAGGGGCCTGCAAGATACAATTCAGGTATGTCCCCAATGCAGTTTGCTAGGCAGTATCCTAACGGTGCTCCTGTCATAGGAGGACCATTGCAGCAAGACAGGGGCCTGCAAGATACAATGTCAACCCAGGCTTTGTGCAAACGAGACCGCTAGGTTCAATGAGTGGACAAGGACCTACAGGACCTAACCGTCAATGGCTGGATTTAGACCCGTATTCAGGGCCGTTAGGACCGGTAAAAAGATTTCTGGCAGAGCACCAAGATGACAAGCTGCTTCCAAGATACAATCCAGAGTCAGATATCTCCCTGGGGCCGGTTAATCTTAATCCTGGTGATCCAAGACATCCGATGGTTGCTGGTGATTTAATACCTCCACCAATACCCTATGACCCATCAACTGCTGGTATGGCTGGTATTGGAAGAAAGCACGCGCCTTTAATTGAAGGAATGGGGGACTGGCGTGGTTACGCAAATCATCCATTTGGTATCGGACCAGACGGAACTCCGCTGAAGGCACCTGCATATTCACACGGCGGCCATGCTCAACGCATGTCATTTGGTGGTGATTTAAAGAACGTAGGAGAAGACATTTATGGTGGTTTAAAAACCGCAGGTCATGCCATAGGAAATTGGTTAAGACATCCTCATTTTGAAGAAGGTGGTCATGTGGACCATGATGCCTATTCTCGTTGTTTTGATATGCATTCTTCTCGTGACCGTGCAAAATGGAAACAGCATGTTAAAAAGAACTTGAAACATCTAGCTTATGGAGGAATGGCTGATGACGGAGTTGACAAACCGCAAGTTCTCACTAACTTGGAAGATACTAGTGGGGAATTTCCTCACAATCCCGTTTACTATCCTAGTTTAGGGATGATGGTCTGTAATAAGGGTGGCCATATAAATAGAAGTCGTGCTAATTATGCTATGGGCGGTGTGGGTAAAATGCGTCATGAGCAGGCCACGAGTAAAGGATTGCCTAGGCATATGAAAGGAAAGTTCTCAAGACATTCTAAAGGATTCTAAAAAGGAATGATTTTAAAGTATGTTGAGAATTTATTAACGAAAATACGAGAGCGCCAGATTGTTGTTGCTGAGCGATTAACGTCTGGCGATTTTCAAGAATTATGGGAATACAAAGAGACAGCAGGAACATTGAAAGGACTAAGAGAATCGGAAGAAATAATCATGAATTCTTATAAAGACATGGTTGAATCAAAATCACAATTAAATAATGGAGAGTCTAATGGCAGCCAAGTTAAGTTTTATTGAAGATAATGAAATAGAGGAAGCAAAAAGCTTTATTGATAAGCATTTAGGATTCCCAGCGCCAAGAGTTGCCGGTTATCATCTTGCCGTTAAAATCTACGTTCGTCCTAATGAGATGGGTATTATAAAAGATGAGAATGGAAATCCTATTTTAGGGGAAGATGGAAAACCAAAAAGATTTTATATACCAGAAGTTGTAACAGCGAATGACAAATGGAGAAGCTGTGTTGGATTAGTTCTATCTATGGGTCCAGAAGCCTATAAAGGTGATAGATATAAAGAATCAGGTGCTTGGTGCAGGATAGGAGACTGGATTGCATTCCCTAGAAATGAAGGAACACAGATTAATTATAGAGGTATACCTATGCAAATTATACCTGATGATAGGGTTTTACTGATTGCAGAAGACCCAGAACATGTAAAGAGAGACTAAGGAGAATACCATGGAAGAAACTTATATTGAAAATTCAATTCCTCAACAAGAACCTATGGTTGAGGAAGTACAAAAAGATATTCCTCAAGAAGAAGTTGTTGAGGCAGTTCAAGAAGAAATTATTCCTCAAGTAGAGAGTATTAAAAAACATGCATATGATAGAATTGCTCAATTACAAAGAGAAAAATATCAATCTCAAACAGAATTAGAATACTTAAGGCAACAAAACTCTCAATTACAACAAGCCGCACAAGCAACACTTGCGACTGCAACCAATCAGTATAATGAAACACTTGTACAACGAATGGCTCGTGTTAAAGATGAAAAGATAAAAGCACGAGAAGAAGGTGATGTTGATACAGAAGCGAATGCAGACATTGCATTGATGCACCTTACTGCTGAATATAATAGAACTCAGGCATTGATGCCGCCTCCTACACAAACGGTTCCCCAGCAGAATTATACACCTCCCGTTAATCCTAATTATGCACCCGTAGTAGAACAATGGGCTAATCAAAATACATGGTTTCACCCTGCGAGTCCTGATTATGACCCTCAATTAAGGGCGCACATAGACCAATATTGTGCGGCTTTTGATAACAATCTTAGACAAGGCGGTAGGTCAGATGCTATAATGTCTCCTGAATATCTTAATCTGGTTAGCCAGGAAGCGAATAGGGTTAGACAGCTTGCAAGAGGCAATCAATATGGAGATTTAAATATGCAACAACCTAGAGGAAATGTCTCCAGAGTTAATCCTGGGGCTGCGGCTAATTCAGCAAATAGAACGACTATTAAATTAAATCCAGACCAAAGAGATTTAGCAAGACGTTTAGGAGTTTCTGAGAAGGATTACATTAGATTTATGATGGAAGATATGAAGACTCAATCGCAACGTGGAGGAAGATAAGATGCGTAAAGACGATAACCTTGAGAAAAAACATTTAAACAGAATTGAAAACACGAGAGTTGCTGAAACTAGAGAAAATTATAAGCGTCAGATGATGAACATGAAATGGAAAGATCCTTTGTATGTTAATCCTGAATACATTCCAGAAGGCTATGAATGTTTGTGGGTGCGAGAAAGTATTCATGATAGACCGGATACGACAAATCTTGTTAACATGAGAAGAATGGGATGGGAACCTGCGTCTGCTGATAGATATCCTGATATGGTATTTGATGATTATTTTGGAAGATTATCTCATATGAAAGGCTATGTTTATCGTGCAGGATTGATTCTTTGTGAACGTCCTAAAGAGTTAGGCGATATGGAAAGAGAAGTCATGGCACGGGAAAATGAAAGAATATTGACCTCTATGCCTGGAACTGAACATTTTATGGGAGAGCCTTCTATTCCGGTTAGGGATATAAGCTCAACTGAACGAAAATATGCTGTTAGAGTTGCATAAATAATCTTTAGGAGAAAGTTATGTCCACTGTTTTCCAAACCCCTGTCACTCAATTAACGAATCTCGTTACTGGGCCTGCTGCTGTTGTTAACCTTACGCCTTCACAATTGTTAAATTTGCAAAACGCCCCTGTTCAATTGATTCCGGCACAAGGTCCCAATACAATCATCATTGTAAATAATACCTATTATAAATACACGTTTAAAGGTGTCGATTATAATGATAATGGGGCAGTATTTCAGTCAGTCATGAACGGGGTGGATATTGAGCTTGTTGATGTGCCCGCAGATGGTCTATTAAACACAGGAGTAGATACTATTTTTATAGGAAATTTTCAATTTGATGATGAATTTACTAACGATTTTAATACATTGGTTAATCAGCCTTTGATGTTAAATTTAAATGGTGGCCCATTATTAAGTGTTCCACCTGGTTCAAATGGTTTACTTCAAATAGGTATCTTTTATTCAGTCTTAAACTTTGGAAGTACGATTTAACGATAAACCATCATTTCTACAGTATCTCTCAAGTTCGCTATACCACCTCTTCTATAAGCAGGGGGTAAATACATCGGTGCAGGGGGTAAATACATCGGTTGCTGAACAATTTGTTCCTGTTGTGGGACTTGTTGTTGTTCAGAGAGTTGCTGCTGCATTTGTTCATAATCAGAATAAGACTCAGGGATACCAGTAGCTTGCTCAAATGAAGGAGGACCATATTGAGAGAAGTTATCTTGAGATGGTAATAGTCCTTTTTGTTGCATCATTTGTCCAAATAGTTGTCTTAATTGGCCGGTTCCCATACTGGGATTTTGGCCTGCGAACCAATCCTGGAATTCTTGACTAGCAGGATTCTCATTATATTCAGAAGAAACGCTTCCACCATCTGCATATCCTTGCTGTGGCTGAGAATAATAGCTTGGTGGTTGCTGCGGAGCCCCAAACATAGACTGAAAGGTCCCTATATCCATATTACTCGCTAAATTACTTAAGCTTCCCTGTTGTTGGTCAATTTGCTGTTGAACAGGAGCCGCTTGTTGAGCGTAAGCTTGTTTATAGGGAGATAATTGTTGCTCATAAGCAGCTTGTTGTTGTTGAGCGGGATCTGGCGGTATAGCTGGACCCATTGCATTCTCCAAAATGCCAGCTCCTGTTCCTAATGCAGTGCCTAATGCTCCCCCTACCGAAGTCCCAAATCCAGGACCCCCTATAATAGTCCCAATAGTACTTCCCACTAAAGGAGCGGCTGTTTTTACAGTGTCAAGAACGGGGCTTAGAGAACCTTTTGCAAACGACTCTAGTATTTTCCCAATACCTTCATGATTTTTCCCTGCATTTATGGCAGCCTTGACAGCCTCCACAGGGGATTCTGTAAAAACGCCCCCAATATGGGTTCCAAAGTCCCCCAAGATCTCTTTAGTGGATTTATGGTGAACCGCATCATCAATCATGCTGACAGCACCTCCTATGAGAGGAATGTGCTCTAATGCATGCGGAAGCGTATTGCTAAAGAAGTTCTTTATGGAATCCCAAATTCCTCCAAACTGTGGCAACCCAGTATAAGGATTAGTGCTAGAGCCAAAATGATGGTGTAGCAAATGTGCTTCTATTGGGTTGATGTAGGCTAAGATTTTATCTTCACCTTCTCCAAGATTCCTTATAAGCTCTACAGCGTCTCTTAAATTTTTAGGATGCATGGCTTTTCTTTAAACATATTGAGGATGAAATTGAAGTCTAGGATGAGACTTCTCTCCAAATAGATGATTCATTCCATTTCCAACGCTACCTCCTTCAGAGTAGCCTCCTTGAGCATATTGTGGTGGTCCATACATAGGTTGCGGTCCTGCAGGCATTGGCGCTGGGGAGATAGGAGGTTGCGGTCCTGTCATCCATTGAGGCGCTTGGGGAATATAGTTGGCCAGAGATTGAAATTGTGGAGGAAGATAATTTGCAGCAGTATTAGCGGCCATTTGAGCAGCGTTGCCTGCCATCTGAGACCAAGGGGTATTGAAGCCTTGGGGGGCGATAGTCTGAGCATATTGTTGCGCTTGTTGTGCCCAAGGTGGTAATTGTGGCATTTGGGGCGGCTGTTGCTGTTGAGGATAGCCCATATACTGAGCTGTCATATTACCAGCATAATTTCCCCATTGTCCGCCTTGCTGTCCGCCTATCTTTTGCCCTAGCCAACTCATGGCTGTTGGTGCAAGTCCAGAAATAAGCTGACTCGCTATAGGTGCAAACTGTTGGGCATACGGCGTTAAAGTGTTTATTACGCCTGGGGCGTATTTAGATATTGCGTTTCCAGCAGTATTAGCGATACCAGAAATTACATCCAAAATACCCATGAGCAGCTCCTATAAATAAAATTTTGACTTCAATGTTCTAGGTGGAACACTACTTAATATAACTTAAATAATATTACACTATATTTGCTTTTTTAAAAATACATGTTTATAATAAGGTCAAAGAGCAGACCCCTCTTTAAACGGTCCAGAGGTAACCAGACTCTCAGAGCGCACGGCTAAGTAAACTGTGCAGAGCAGACCCCTCTTTAAACGGTCCAGAGGTAACCAGACTCTAGGGGCGTGTTAACCATAGCTAACACAAGTAATCTGAGCTTTAAATTCAGAAAAAGATAATCTATGCAATTAATAGATTGTTATTTAAATTACTTAGGAGTTAGTTATGGCTTACGGCATTAATTCGCCTCGAGGATTACAACCATCTGTTACTCTCACTGGCTCTACTTGGAACGGTCAACTTAACGAATATCAGATTCAGTCCAACAATGGCACCGCACCCGGTTATGCTCAAGCATTATTCACCGGAGACCCAATCACTTACTTAAATGACGGGACTATTGGTATTGCGGCCCCTGGCGCTGCTGTTACGGGTGTGTTCTTTGGGTGTAAATATACGGTTCCTTCAGGTCAGAGTGGTTATAATGGTCCTTATGTATTCTCTCCTTATTGGCCTGGTGGAATTACTGTTCAGCCTAATACCAATATCACAGCACTTATAGTAGACGACCCAAATGTGTTGTTTGATATCCAATCCTCGAATTCAAATCCAACAAGTGCTGCTGCTGCAACCTTACCATTAGGTGTAATGGCTTCAAACGTAGGTAACAATGCCAATTTCGCGATTGGTGGAATTCCATTTACAGACGCGATTGTTCCTCAGAATCCTACTTCAGGAAATACCATTAATGGACAATCTAGTTATTATTTAGATGTTAACACCATTGGAACAACTTCTAATCTCAATTTAAAGATTGTTCGTTTATCCCCTATTGTAACGCCAAGCATTACGAATCAAGGGCCTGCTTATAACGTGTTTTATCCTGCAGCCGGTACAGGTGTACAACCAGGAAACTTTAACAACGTTCTGGTTGCTTTAAATGATGACGTATACAAGGGTGGTTATGGAACTGCTTCTGGGATTACTAATGTAACAACTATCAATCAACCGCCCATCTCATTAAATGCATTTCTTCTAGCAAATACTACTGCTATTCAACTTGTTCCTGCTGTTGCCAACGCAGTTATTATCGTGAATAGCTTTGCATTTACTATAACTTATGGTGGAACTGCATTTGGAAATGGTGGTGTTGTTAGCCTTCAATATGGTAATGACAATTTCGCTTCAACCACTTTTCCTCCTGCCGCAATTACTGGGATTGCAGCAAATACGACCCTTAACTTTCAAGGAACCCCTGTTTATTTAAATGCAAATATTAATACGGGAGTTTTCTTAGATGTTGGTACAGCAAATTTTTCAGGCGGAAATAATAGCACAATTTCATACACCCTTAACTACAGTGTTGTACCCTTTTAATCTTAGGAGAATTTAGAAATGGCAATTAATACTACTGCAATCGCTAACCTCTTAAGACCAGGATTAGCAGCTGTTTTTGGTGACTATGCAATGTATCCTGCACAGTGGCCAGAAATTTACGAGACTCATGACTCTGATAAAGCAGTCGAAATTGAAGTCGAAATGAAAATGTTAGGGTTGGCACAGATTAGAGCTGAAGGCGCTCCTACTGCTGTAGACACCATGGGCCAAAGAATTGTGACTTCCTATGTTCATCGATATGTTGGACTTTCATTCAACATTACGCGTCAAGCTATTATGGATAACTTGTACAAAACAAAGTTCCCATTAATGGTACAAGCTTTAAAGAAATCAATGTCACAATCAAAAGATATTTTGGGTGCTTCCGTTCTTAATAATGGTTTTAATCCAGCTTATCCGATTGGTGATGGTCAACCGTTATACTCATTGAATCATCCTATTGATAGTGGTGTTGTGGCAAATATGCCTTCAGTTCCAGCTCAGTTAAATGAAGCCTCCATTGAAAGTGCCATTGTCACCATTCAACAATTCCAAGACCAAGCTGGTTTAATTGTTCAAACAAAGCCAAGAAAAATGATTGTTCCACCTCAGTTGCAATTTACTGCTGATAGGCTATTAGAATCTGCATTTAGGACTAATACTGCGAACAATGATATTTCAGCTATTTATAATATTTCAGCCATTCCACAAGGGTATAGAGTTAATCAATATCTTACTAATCCGAATGCTTGGTTTATTTTAACGGATGCGAGCAATGGTTTTAAACACTATATTCGTGAACCAATTGAAACGGGTGTTTATACTGACTTTGCGACTGATAACCTGTTAGCAAAAGCCATCGAACGTTACAGTTTTGGTAACTCAAACTTCCGTTCTACTTATGGCAGTTCAGGGAGCTAATGAATGATAGAGTTGAGACCGCATTTGGAACTTGAAGTTTCTAAACTACAAGAAAAGTTGAAGGCCAATAGTGATTATTTAGTTAGCATTACTCAAGCCATTGAGAAATTAAGTGCAGATAGGGTCACTGTGATTAACACTTTGAATCAATTAAGTGGCTCTCTCAGTGCCTATAATGAGATGTTAAGTAAGGTTAAGAAGGAAACCGATAGGGGAGAAACTCCTCATGAAGCCTCTTGATTATAAATGGCCTTCTCAAGACTCTTATTTAGAAACACCAATAGCTTCGATTCAGACAGTATCTGGTGGGGAGAATTTAAAATTAAATTCTAGCCCTTATTATTATTCAAGCGTTTCTAGAAGCGTTGGAATTTCTTCATCAGACGACATTTCAGATGCTATTTTTACCATTACAGGATTATATAAAGGTAAAGTTGTTACTGCTACTGTAACAGGTATAAATGATAGCACTGTAGATACAAGTAGCGGCTCTTATCCTGTCCTAGATACGGATGTTATATTTGATGTTATAACAAATATATCTGTAAACCAAGATGTTACTAATGTAAGCGTCTATCCTGGATTATATGGCCATACTGGCTGGGTAAATGGAAATTATTTTCAGTCATCGCCCAATACTTCTTTGCAGGTTATTGCTTCATCGGATACGGAAGATGATACAACTATAGTTTGGAATTTAGGCGTAACCTTACAAGATGTAAGCTCTATTCCAGATCATCTTTTAAACTTAGTTGATCCAACGACGGTTATGACAAACGAGACTAACAGTGTATTCTCAAATATGGCGCTTCCTTATGTATATTTAGCTTTTTTTATAATAAATAGTAATGGCGGTGACGTTCCGAAACTTACAGGGCCTAATGGAAGTTTAGAAGCCATCGTAGTGGGGGCTGGAAACAATAGATTTTAAGGGGGTTGCATAATGAGCAGAGATAAGAAAAATTTCATACAAGAAATGCATATGAAAAAGGGTGCACTCCACCGTCAACTTGGTGTTCCAAAAGGTCAAAAAATTCCTGAAGAAATGCTAGAAAAAGCAGAGCGCTCTAGTAATCCTACGTTAGCAAAGAGAGCACGTTTAGCTGAAACCTTAAAGAAGATGCACCGTAGATAAAATATGAGAGGGTTTAAATGTCTACAAGTGGTACTTATTTGTTTCAGTCTCCTGCCAGTGACATCCTTATTAAGGATGCCTACGAAAGGGCGGGAGTTATTTCGGCTGAATTAGATAGGCAACAAATCCACGCGGCACAGCGTTCCCTTAATTTTATTCTTCAAGACTGGATTAATAGAGGTAACAACCTCTGGACTGTATTTACAGGATTTGAGGCTGCAATGTTAGGGCTTATTCCCAATCAATATTATTATTCTATGCCTCCTAATGCCATTGATATTAAAACAGCGGCCATTAGAACTTCTGTGCGTAATTTAGGTGGAACACCGTTCTCTAGTGCGGGTGGTAATGCTGAAAATGCCTTTGATGGAAATCCTTTGACAGCTTGTACTCAGACTGCTCTAGGTGGCTATATTTCTTATAGCTGGTCATCAGATTATTCTATTTCACTCGTTGGTATTCAGGCAAATGATAATTACACATTAACACCAAACTGGATTTTAGAGTTTGATTATTCTCAGAATGGAATTGATTGGTTGCCGGTAGCCTTTATTCCTTCTCAGGTTTATCCTGTTGCGAATGTTACTCAAGGAATTGCGGGCCAAGGGATTATTCAGTGGTTTAATATTTTATCTCCAGTAGCAGCGCCTTACTTTAGAGTTCTTCAGGTAGAAGGAACAAATCCATTAGATGTACAAGAGTTATATTTTAACAATGGCATTAATGATACTTTAATTACCCGATTATCAGAATATGAATACAGCAGTTTACCAAATAAAAGTTCTTCTTTTGGTCGTCCTACTTCTTTTTATGTAAACAGAGGAATAAATCCTACGCTTTATTTATGGCCTGTTCCTTCCGTTTATTACAATAATCTTTATTTTAGTTACTGGAAATCCATAGAAGACATTGGTGCATTATTGAATAATGCGGCTATTCCGCCTAGATTTTTAGAAGCATTAACCGCTGAATTAGCCTTTAAATTGGCTGTTAAGCTTGGAGACCAAAATAGAATCTCTGTTTTGGGTCCTTTAGCACAACAAGCGTATCAGTCTGCTGGAGAAGAAGACAGGGAGCGTGTGCCTCTTAGAATCTATGGAGATTACATGCAAGGATGGGGGCAAGTATGAACCGACCCAAAGGTAAATATGTTTACATAGATGCAAATGCGCCAGATGCCGTTGCCATGTGTGATTACTCCCAAATGATTTTCAATAGAAAAGATTTAGTAAAACAAATGGAATGGCGTGGGAATGCATTGGTATGGACTGGTTTTTATGTTGGGCGTCCTTTTGTGGATGAGCCTAACCAACAATTAAGGCCGCCGATTTATCCGCCAGACCCAGTTCCCGTAAAAAAACCTAGATTGCAACAAGGAACGGTTCCTTATGTAACAGGCGTTACAGCATTACCAGAGCCTCAGCGTTTAGATGCGTTACAAGAATTGAATTGGAGTACAACCCCCGTTGTTCCGCCAAGTGATGATAGTAGTGTGGACGGTATTCCAGCTTTTCCAGAACCTACTCGATTACAGTTATTACAATCATTTAATTGGAGCCGTTAATTATATTAGGAGACTCATATGTCATATCCAGCCACGAATCTTTTTAACCTGCTTGTAGGGTCTACCTCTAGTGCCACAGGTGTTTATCCTGCAACATCGAGTAGCTCCAGTGCAGCCATAGAAATAAATTCTAATACAGGCGTTCTTTTGATTAGCCGATTAACGCAAACGCAGATAAATGCCTTAACTGCTCCTCTGAATGGGATGATAGTATTTAATATAACTGCCGGACACTTTCAAGTTTACAATAACGGTTGGGTAAATATAGATACTGCAGGCGGAAATGTAATAAGTGATAGTGTTGATAATTCTACACAAGGAAATATTGTTACGTTTGTTGGTACTGATGGTGTTACGGTTCAAGATAGCGGTGTTAATATTACAAGAGTTCCAGCGCCTTTTTTTAGAAAAAATTTAAGGAGTGAGCCTGCAGAGCGGCTAGGGCAGATTGATAATTTAGGTAGCATTAATTTTACTACTGAAATACCCTTATATGATAGGGGTGATTTGTTTGTAAATAGTCAATCCGGAATTCAATTAATTGAAAATAGTTTTAGTGATGCGCCTGGTGGGTCACAAATTTGTACATTGATTAACGGAACAATTCCAAGTTCCTCTAGCTCTCCTTCTGCATTGTTAGAATTAAATTCATCTACAGGTGCATTATTGGTTTCAAGAATGAGTTCAGCTAGTAGAGATAATCTGATTCTTCCTTTAAATATTTATCCTACTCCTGATGATGCAAACCCGGGTGGAATGATTATATACAACACGGATACTGATAAGCTTGAAGTTTTACAGGATAGTTCTTGGGTTTCTATTGGAGACGGTAGTGGAAACGTAACCGGCCCTACTCCCCCTGTAACGGATTCAGGTATTGTTTTATGGCAAGGAACAGATGGGGAACATGTAAAAGACAGCGTGATTCCTGTCACAACTTCATATCCAGCGTCTGCTGATATGGGTTTTCAAATGGGATATTCGTCTGCAGATATATATGCTTTTAATGGACCATCTTGTATTGCAATTGGTACAGATTCATTAGTTCACAATAGTAATGGAGAATACAATATCGCTCTTGGGACGGCAGTTCTAAATGCTAATAAACAGGGAAATGGAAATATAGGGATAGGAGTAGATGTACTTTCTGTTAATGATGTTAATGATACATATGGTGGAGGAAGCAGCAACATTGGAATAGGATATCAAGCATTATTATCCAACACATATGGTTCTGATAATATTGCAATAGGAGATTCAGCGCTACTCACAAATTTTGATAATTCTGACCCAGAATCCCCTCAAGCAGGTGAGGCAAATATTGCGATTGGTACAAATGCGCTCCTCTCTAATCAATATGGCGTAAATAATGTTGGGATTGGATATGAGGCTCTTTCTAATAACTTCTCCTATTGCTCTAATAATATTGCTATCGGGGCCTATGCACTTCAAAACAATACACCAGGGGAATTTATTGCATCTGATTATAACATTGCCATTGGGTACCAGGCATTAAGTGGAACGGCACCAGGAGCTGGAAATGTTGCTGGAGGAAATGTTGCAATAGGAGCTTATGCTTTATATTCAAATACGGAAGGAATAAATGTTGCCCTAGGATTTAACACATTAACTTCAAATACAACTGGGAGCTTAAATATTGCTGTTGGTCCAAATGCATTAGAAGATAACGTAACCGGAGATGGAAATATTTCCATTGGATTTAATTCATTAGCTACTAATGAAGATGGAAGTAACAATATTGCAATTGGTGCTCATTCATTAACAAATCCTAGTAGTGCTTCAAATAATATTGGTATAGGAACTTATGCAGTAGCTGCTGCTAGTTCAGGGAATAGTAATATTGGTATTGGATATGAATCTCTTATTGCTGTTCAAACAGGTTCCTATAATATTGCGTTAGGAGATTCAGCCTTATCTGCCAATACTGCAAGTGAAAATATTGCTATTGGTTACCAGGCATTAATGAATAATAATACGGCGGTAAATAATATTGCCATTGGTTACCAGGCATTAATGAATAATAACACAACAGGAACAAATCCTCAGAGCTGCTCAAATTTAGCCATTGGAAATTCTGCATTAACTGCAAATACGGTAGGTAATTATAATATTGCCATTGGAGACCAATCATTACAAGCTAACGTAACAGGAAATTATAATCTTGCTATTGGACATGCTGCTCTTAATTTAAACATCGCGGATTATAATCTTGCTATTGGATACAATGCATTAATTAATTCTAATGATGCTATGGCGACACTCAATATTGCAATAGGCGCAGATGCCATGACTTTAAATCAAAGTGGTGGCAGTAATATTGCCATTGGTAGTGATGCGCTAGCTAGCAATGTCGCTGCTAATAATAATATTGCAATTGGCGTTAATGCATTAATCTTAAGTGACGCTGACGGAAGTGGGGATGCTGAAAACAATATTGCAATTGGTAATGAATCATTAGCTTCTAATACAACAGGTTATAGTAATACTGCTATTGGTATTAGTGCACTTAGCTCAAATAAAACAGGTTATGTAAACGTTGCGATTGGAGATGAGGTTCTAGCTGATTTGACAAGTGGCTTTAATAATATTGCCATTGGAGGTACCGTTTTACAAAATACTCAAACCGCTTCTGGAAATATTGGTATTGGCACTAATGTATTGTCTCCTTTGAGTGCGCCAATAGATACAGTTACTGGAGTTGAAAATGTTGGTATTGGTATTAACGCACTTAGAAGAAATACCACAGGTTCTAATAATATTGGCATTGGTACAAGTGCACTTGAGTCAAATACAACAGGTCTTCAAAACATTGCCATTGGAGATGGCGTTTTAGGAGAAAATATCACTGGCAGTTTAAATATTGGAATTGGAATTGGTGCATTAGCTTCTTTAAATCCTGCTGTTGTTGAACCTACACAAGGAATTGATAATATTGCAATTGGGATTAATGCAGATAACAACGATGTGGAGGGTAGTTACAATATCGTCATTGGAAACAATGCTTGTCCTTCTAATTCCTTTTCCGAAGGACTTGTTATTATTGGATATGGAGCAGATATACTTGCTGATGGTGTTGCAGGTTCTACAGTTATCGGAGCAAACGCATTTGTTGACGGAACTAGCTGTCTATCTTTAGGTTCTTATACTACAAACACAGGTCAAAAGGTTGGAATATATAATTCAATGCCATTACATGCATTGCATGTTGGTATTGATGATGCCTTTAAACCTACTACTAATGTATGGAATACTCCATCAGATATTAGAATAAAGAAAAATATACAGGATATTGGAAGTGGGTTAGAAATTATTAACAAGCTTCGTCCTAGAACCTTTAGTTATGTTAAAGAATATGCTGAACATATTGGGGATAGTGAAAATAAAGTTTACAATGGATTTATCGCAGATGAGGTGGAACAAGTTATGCCTCAATGTGTTAAGGTTTCTAATGAACATATTTATGGAAAAGCAATTAATGATTGGATAAAACTATCTTCAAAAGAAAGAAAAGATATTCCAAAACCTGAACCTGTAATAGAAAATATAAAATCTTTAAATATGGGAGAAATTAGCGCATTTGAAATAAAGGCTATCCAAGAACTAAGCGCCATGGTCTCTCAACTCCAAGATAGAGTATCTCAGTTGGAGAGCAGATAATGCCAATGACCTATGATTCTTTACAAACACAAGTCGCGGATTATTTAGACCGTACGGATGATGATACGCTTGCTCAAATCCCTAATTTTATAGAGCAAGCGCAGCATAGGATTTGTAGAGAGAGTAAGAGCGTAGGGTTAGAGAGTTATGTGCAAGGAAACTTTGTAGCAGGCCAAGCGACCTATCAAAAGCCTTCTTTGTGGCGTAGAAATATTACTTTAACATTCAACAATTCGGTATTACCTAACCAGAACAATCAGCCTATTGATTTAAAAAGCTATGAGTATGTTCGACTGTATTGGCCAAATCAGGCAGCTACAGCGCCTCCTGTTTATTATTGTGATTATGGCTATTATAATTTTCTAGTAGCGCCTACACCAGACCAAGATTATGAATATGAATTAGGTTACTTGCAATTACCACCTCTTTTGAGTGAATCAAATCAAACAAACTGGTTAACCGATTATGCGCCAGATGTATTGCTTTATTCTACATTGATTGAATCAGCACCTTATTTAAAAACAGATGACAGACTACAAGTCTGGATGCAGCTTTATCAAGCAGGATTACAGAGTTTAAATAGTCAAGATGATGCACGTATTACAGATAGAGGCTCTAATAGGACGGCGGACTAATGCCTGATTTTAAGAATATTTATACTTTAAGAATACCGCCTGGCATTGAAAGGGATGGAACTACTTTTTCTAGAAAAGCATGGACTAATGGGGTATGGACTCGATTTTATAGAGGTAATGCTTATAAGATGGGCGGTTATACTCAGATAGCAGCGGATACGCCCGTAGGGGAAATTTGCAGAGGAATTATAATTGTTCCTTCTGTTGCTTCATCCTCTCCTACCTATAATGTTTTTTTGGGAACTTATAATAATTGTTATTATTTTTCTATTGATAATGATGGGAATGTTCTATCCGGACCAGATTTAATTAATATAACACCTGATGGATTTGAAGCGGACCTTAATAATACTTGGACTTTTGATTTAGCTCCTTATTCAGGAACAGAAAGTGGAACTGCTTTAATAGCAAATGCTGCACCAAATCTTGGTTCTATTTCAAATAATGTACCAACACAGGTTTATTTTACAGATGCTTATAATCCTATTCAATTAGGGGCATTAACATATAATCAGGGAACTTCTACAGAACCTGATATAGTACCCTTGATGACAGATGGTGGTATTGTAACTTTGTTTCCTTATCTTTTTGCTTATGGGAGTGGTGGTTTTCTAAAATGGATAGATATGAGTAAAGACGTTCCTTTCCAAGAAGGTGACACGAGTGTTAGTGGATTCAAGATAGTCGCAGGAACTTCCGTGAGGGGAGGTAATTCTTCTCCTGGTGGGCTTTTTTGGGCATTGGATAGATTAGTTCGTGCTACTTTTGTGCCGGATGCAGCTGGAAGCTTAGACTTTTCGTTTGACTCAATTTCCAGTGAGACTTCTGTTCTCTCTCAAAATGCTTGGATAGAGTATGATAGCCTTTATTACTGGGTGGCTATTGATAGATTTTTATTATATAACGGAATTGTACAAGAATTACCTAATAGTAATTCATTAGATTTTTTCTTCACGAATCTTAATTTTGATGCCAAAGAGAAAGTTTTTACAACAAAGAATACGCACTGGGGAGAAATATGGTGGTTTTTCCCAACCGGCACCAATACAGAATGTGACCATGCGGTTATTTACAATGTAAGAGAGCAGCTTTGGTATGATACTCCTGTTACCAGAAGTGCTGCGGCATTTAGTCAGACTTTTCCATTGCCAATATGGACAGATAATCAACCAGATAGTACAGGGGGTTATCCCATTTGGTTGCAAGAATCAGGATATGATAGAAGGGACAATGACCCTGCAACACCTGCGGTAATTCCTATTAATGCTAATATTACCACTCCTGTTATTTCTTATGCAGCCTCTGATTTTGACTCTCAATCTGAAGAGTTAGATAATTGGAGTTATGTATATAGAGTAGAACTAGATATTAACCAATCAGGTCCAATGACGTTAACGGTCAATGGAACTAACTATGCTCGTCCCTCTGATAATGATGAAGACCCTGAGAATTATATATTTCAATCTACCGATTTTAAAATTGATATGCGGGAACAAAGACGGTTATTAACTTTCAAATTTACCAGTAATACACTGGGTGGATTTTATCAGTTAGGAAGAATTTTAATTGTTGCAACGCCAGGAGATGCTAGACAATGATTGTTCCTAAGCATATTAGTTTACATAACTGGGCAGCTTCTTTGGTTATAGACTTTCCAGATGATGATATTCCTTTGCTGGATGATTTTGATGATAATTGGCAAAAGTGGGGTGCAGCGCTAGTCCAATGCAATTCTTTTGGAATAAACAATGCACCTTCTCCCGATTTATCTTTAAATAAAAGAAAACAAGATTGGCATGAATGGGCAATGATGATTTACTTAACCATGATTGATTATTCATGAATATAGAGAAAAAATAACATGCTTAGACATAAACCGAAAAAGAGAATGCCTGTTGGTGGACGCCGCCGAGATGCTGCTGCGGCTCCCCCTACTCCTGCGGATATTCTTCATAGTTTACGTGAACAGCATGATATGCAGCCTATTGTAGATGAGTGGGGAAAAGATTTATTACGTATTTCTGGTCTTCCTAATTTAGATGCCCTAAGGGATAAATTAGCACCCCTGGGTGAATACACTCTACGGGGTGTTATGAGTCCTCTTCAAGGTCTTACTCAGATGGGAAAACCAGTACCTTTTAATGAAACTAGTGTAATGGATGCTTATGCCCTTTTTAAAGCAACTCCCGTCTTACATCCTGAGCTTTTTGATGCTGAGCGTGCTAGGGAGTATAGCGAAGAATTAAGACTAAAACAGGAAAAACAAGAGAGAGAAGCTACAGCTCGCGCCTTATGGGAAAAGGCTGAGGCTCAAGGATTTACAACTGCTGCTCTTGCAGCGGTACCGGATTGGGTGAAAAAAATATACCTTGGAGACGGTTGGAGAAGAGAAGAGGAACACATAGGAAAATATGAAGATACACATTTCCCACTGAGGATGCAAGCTAAAGCAGAAGAGGAAGCAAGACAGGAGGCAGAGAGAACAAGAGCAGAAAAAGGTGTTACTTTTTCAGATTTGGGTAAAGGTTTGTTAGGTCTTCCTAAAGAATTAGGAAAAGCTGTATCAGAAGTTGGTAAAGGAGTGAGCGCTCTTCCTTCTACAACACGGCAAGTGTTAAGCGAGGTTGGAGGGGGTCTTTCCCAAGAGCTCTTAGGAGGTGATGAAAAAAAGCGGAAATTCGGCCTGTTCGGACCTAGTTACGATAGCCACGGACAACCTAGAACCGAAACCATGTTGGAGCAGGGAGCTAGACATCATCCAATGTGGGCAAAAATATTATCTACCATGATTGCACCTACCGCTGGAACCTTATTTGGAGGTCCTTTAGGGGCTGTATTAGGGGGTGCGGGTTATGGTGGATTGGAGCATGGCAGGCGTGGAATAGTTCCAGGCGCTATGAAGGGAGCGACTTATGCGGCTGTAGCGCCAACCTTAGCAGAAAAATTAGGAGCGGACCCTTCAGGGATTTTCGGAAGATTAACCGGCCTTGACTCTCCTTCTTTATTACATCAATTAGGGGTTAGAGGCGCACCGCCTACGGGAGGGGGGATAGGATTATGGGGGAATTTAGGCCAAACAGGTCTGGCGGATCCTTATCTATCTCATTCAACATTTTCAGATGCAAAAGATTTATTCAAATTAGGCACGGAAATTAACGATATTGTTCGTGCTAGAAAACAGCTTGCAAAAGAATATCCTGGCGGAATATCCGAGCAGCATATTCCTGGGAGATTTGAAGGAAGCAAGTTTAAGCCTCATCATTTTAGTCAGGAGAGATTTAGGACTACTCCGGTGGCAGGACCCATACGTTCACCACTGGAAGAATTAATGCAATATCTACCTTTTCAACAAAAGCCTACAAAATCCATCCATGAAAGGTCTTTGAAAGGAACGGCTTTGGATTTTAGACATCCAAGCATCTATGAACAAATAAAGAAAAGGGCACTTCCTAAACCTGTAACACATGCTCCTAGAAAACCCTTTAGCGTAGGAGGTTATGTTCACGGACATTCTGGTGGTACTACCGATGATGTTCCTACTAATCTTCCAGCAGGCTCTTATGTGATGGATGCAACGACCGTTAGTTTATTAGGCGATGGAAACAGTATTAATGGCGCTAAGAAGCTAGATGAATTTAGAAATAGGTTTATCCATAGTGGTGTTACAGATTTCGATGACTCCCAACATAACATTAAAGCGCTCGTCTCAGATGGTGAATATATTATGCCAAAACCGGTGGTAGATGCGCTTGGGAAAGGGGATAATAAAAGGGGTGCAAAAGCTCTGGATGTGATGAGAGATAATCTGAGAAAACAGAAAGGTGTTAAGAAGTTCTTGCCACCCAAAGCTAAACCTTTAGAGAAGTATATTAGGAGTTAAAAATGGCTGCTGTCCCAGGCACACATGGCATACCAGGCCCACACATTACTCAACAAACACAAGGCCCTCATCCTTTAGAAGCTCATTTGGCAGCTATGAGAAATCGTGCCGCTGCTCTGAGTGGCTTACCTTATGGAGCTCCTATTCCGCCTGAGACAGGTGGATTACCTCCGGCGCCTTCTGAGGGTAGTGCTGCTGGGACAGCACACGAAGAAGCTAGAAGACGCATGCCAACAGTGGCAGAAAGAGTCGCGCCTTTACATTTACATACGACAGAAGCACATAGACTGGCTGCGGCAGGTCCCAATGTTGGAGCTGATTTTACAGAAGCTCAGCGATTAGGAATAGAAGGTGGAAGACGGTCACATGAGGGAATAGGACAATACTTAAGTACTCATCAACAGCATGTGATGGAAAGTATTCGTAGGGCTCAAATGGAAAATTTAACTGAACATCTTTTACCACAACTTAGGAAATCTTTTATTAAAGCGGGACATCGAGGTGGGGAAAGTCAAAAGCGTGCAGAAGAACGCCTATTAAGAAATGTACAAAGAGACATTGGAGAACAACAGGCATTATTGGCACACAGAGGGTATGAGCAAGCCTTACAAGCCTCACATTATGATTCTGCAAGACAATTAGAGAGTGCTAAAGTATTACAACAGCTGGGAATAAACCGTCAAGCAGTGCATGCTGCTCAAATAGCGGCATTAAGAGAAGCAGGTGCTACTGAACATCAAATTGAGCAATTGAAAAGAGATTTAGCTTATGAAGAATGGAAAAGCATACAAAGACATCCTTATGATATGTTAAATTACTTAGCTTCTATAATTCATGGGCAACAATATACGCCTTCCACCTATACGAGAACAGAAGTTCCTAAAATGCCTTCTTCTTTACGGGGAAGAGACTGGGCCGATATTGCATTCTGTAATACTCCCCGATTTTCAGACCACCAGTAGAGATATAAAAATAGTTAAAATTAAGCGGCTAGGAGGTCTATTATGGGAAGAAAAAAAGGAAAAAGCTATACAACTGAATTTAAATCGAAAGTTGCTTTAGAAGCTATTCGGGGTGATCTAACCATCAACGAAATATCTTCTAAATACCAAGTACATCCAACTCAAATTAATCGCTGGAAACAACAAGCCTTATTAGCCATTAAAGAAGGTTTTAATGGCAAGCACGAAATGGCAATACAAAGCGATGCAAAATTGGTTGATGATTTATATCGTCAAATAGGGCAATTAAGCTGCGAGAACGACTTTTTAAAAAAAGCTGTCTGGAAGTAGGCAAGGAAGAAAAAATGAATTGGATTATCCAAAAACATCCTAAATTAAGCATCAGGCGTCAATGTGAATTATTAGATTTGAATCGATGTAATTTATATTATCATTCCAGAGAGGAAACAGCTTACAATTTGCATTTGATGCGTTTATTAGATGAAGAGTACACCAAATATCCCTTTAAAGGTGTATTAAGAATGGTTGAATTTTTAAGGGAAATGGGTCATATGTTGAATCCAAAACGTGTAAGACGTTTGCTAAGGGTATTAGGTTTAGAGGCAGTTTATCCAAAGAAGAATTTAAGTAAACCGGTCTTAGGGGATCAAAAATACCCTTATTTATTAACAGGATTAGAAATTAATCGTCCTAATCAAGTGTGGTGTGCTGATGTGACATACGTTCGTTTAAAGCAAGGTTTTGTTTATTTAGTGGCGGTGATGGACTGGTACAGTCGTTATGTTTTAAGCTGGAAATTAAGCAATTCTCTGGAAGCGGATTTTTGTATTGATGCATTGGAGGAAGCGTTAATGTTTTACGAAAATCCAGATATTTTTAATTCTGACCAGGGTTCGCAGTTTACGAGTAAAGACTTTACTGGATTGTTGTTAAAAAATGGCATAAAGATTAGTATGGATGGAAAAGGTCGTGTTTTTGATAATATTTTTATTGAACGGCTTTGGAGATCTGTAAAATACGAAGAAATTTATTTATATGATTATGCTGACATGATAGAAGCGAAGCGGCGTTTAAAATTTTATTTTGATTTTTACAATCATGAGAGGCACCATCAAACATTAGATTACAAGAAACCGGCTCAAATTTATTTTGGTCGGTCGATGCCTGTGGACTACGTTAAAAAAGCGGATAATTTACTCGTACCTTGCAAAGTTGACCACTTTTTTAACGTGGGTCCACAGGAAATATTGCAACAATTTAATAATTTTGATAGGATTTGAAAGGAGAGATTTTTATATCTCATTTTAGGTAAGAATTGGTTTAAAAATGGGGAGTACTTCA